TACGTTACGGTAAGATTCTAATTATGACAGACCAGGATTACGACGGCTCACATATTCGTGGACTTCTTATTAATATGTTTCATGAGCTATGGCACGAGCTAATTAAAGTTCCTGGGTTTATCACTTACATGGCTACTCCAATTGTAAAGGCCGACAAAGGTAAACTTCATAAGTCATTCTATACACAGTACGAGTATGAAGAATGGCGTAAGACTGATGCTTCTAAAGGCTGGAAGGTGAAGTATTACAAGGGATTGGGTACTTCTACTCGCGATGAGGCAAAGGAGTATTTCAAGAGTTTAAATATCGTAAACTATTCATATTCTGGCGACTCTTCTGACGCATCTATTGACCTAGCATTCAATAAGGCAAAGGCAGATAATCGCAAGGATTGGCTAAAAACATATGACCGCTCGGAAATTGTCAATGCAAAGCCTGGTGATAATCTGATGTATGAAGAGTTTGTAAATCGTGATTTGATTCACTTTTCAAACTATAATTTGGAGCGCTCTATTCCAAATGTTATGGACGGTCTAAAAACATCACAGCGTAAGATTCTCTACTCTGCTTTTAAGCGTAATTTGAAGTCTGAAATTCGTGTAGCTCAATTCGCTGGTTATGTTTCTGAGCATTCTGGATATCATCACGGCGAAGCATCTTTGAATGATGCGATTGTTGGAATGGCACAGGACTTTGTAGGTTCGAATAACATGGCATGGTTAGTACCGCAGGGACAATTTGGTACTCGTCTTCAAGGAGGTAAGGATTCTGCATCCCCTCGTTATATTCATACTTATCTACAACCATATGTATCTCAACTTGTTCCCTCAGACGATTTTGATGTTCTAAAATATCGCGATGATGATGGAACGCTTGTAGAACCCGAATGGTATGCACCAGTTCTTCCAATGCTTTTGGTAAATGGGTCGCGAGGTATTGGCACCGGATACTCAACATTTATTCCATCATTTAATCCAGAAGACTTAAAAAGTGCAATTGTGCAGTGGCTTGAAAAAGGTACAGGATTAGACCGAGAGTTTGCGCCTTGGACACGTGGGTTTAAGGGTAAAATTACAAAAATTGATAATCACGATTATTTTGTACAGGGTGTTTGGAAGATAGATGGCGATACTGCGACTATCACAGAACTTCCAATTGGAACATGGACATCTGACTTTCGTGAGACTCTTGATAAACTATGTATTGATGGTACCATTCGTGATTATACAGATACTTCTACAGATACTGATGTTCTCGTAAAAGTAAAAATTGGAACAGGCGGTGTTCCCGCAATTGAGAAGATGTTGACTGATAAAATTAAGCTTACAAATATGCATGCATTTGATAGTCGCTGTGTTATCAAAAAGTATGACTCACCGAATGCAATTCTCAATGAGTTTGTGTGTGTGAGATTGGAACTATATGGAAAGCGTCGTGAGTTTCTCCTCAAAGAGCTTCGCGATAGGCTTCCATATCATGAGAATGTTGTTCGGTTTATCAAGCAGCAGTGTGAAGAAATCCCTGTACCAGATTTGCGCCGCCAGACTTCTGAGAAGTGTGACGATTTACTTTCACGACAGAAATTTGCAAAAATTAAGGATTCATTTGATTATCTTTTGAATCTTCCAATTGCATCTCTCACTCTCAAGCATGCTCAGAAGCATGAGAAGGACTTGGTAGACCTAAAGCAGAAGATTATAGACTTAGAAGCGCAGACACCTAAAAGTATGTGGCTTAAGGAACTGGAATCACTGAAATATTAAGACTTGGATATATACATCTTGAATTTGGAAACGATGAGTTTCTGTCTACATAAAAATATAATGAGCTTGAAGGAGCACCTGACTGTTTTACAACTATAGCAAATAACCCACCCGTTGTAGGGTTAAACCCAGCTTGCGCGCCTGCATATAATGAAGTTATTAATGTTCCTCCAGTTGTAGTTGTTTGACTGCCACTTCTATTCATGTATAAGTCAATGACTGAGTTATTACCGCTGTCATTATTTACATATGTAAATGTTCCGATAACTAATAGCGCATTTGATAAAAATTGATTACCTGTAGCACTAAACTGCATTATTGCTGATGGAAAACTGTAGATTGATTCATTGGATGAAAGACTATAATTGCCGGAAATAGAAGAATTTGGATTAAAGTAATTTATTCCTAAACTTGGCGTTGTTAAAATATTGCTTAAAAATGTGAAGTTTGAAGAACCTGTAGCTCCACCACCTGGACCATAGAATGCAACTTGACCTGGTGTTCCAATAGCCCCTTGCCCGTCCATTCCATTTGTTCCGGCTGGCCCAGTATAACCTGTAGATCCACCTGGACCAGTAGGCCCGGGTGGAGGAGATAATGCAGTAATTACATTAGAAACAGATGTTCCATTTGTCCAGAATTGAAACACATCATTTGTTTGCGCAGGTTGTAGAAGCGATGCGTAAAATAATATTTCTAAGTAAGCCGTGCTCACATTTCCAATAGTTATACCTGGAAAATTTATAGAGAATGTAATAGTTCCTTGTTGATTTGAATTTCCAGGTACAACATGTACTTCTGACATAATAACTGGCTGAATTGTAGTGCCGTCGCCTTTAACTTGTATTGTTGAATATATTGTTGAATTTAACCCATTAGCCGTAACGGCACCTATGCTAGAACCTGGGTTACATGCATAATATGAAACAGTATATGTCCACACTCCTCCAGGTATTGTACCTGTAAGAGAACCGGGGTTGCCATCAAATATTCCAATTAAAGTAGTGCTTTGCGAGGCAGTTACTTCATTAAAGTATCCTGTAAATGTAGGATAATATGCATTAGGACCACTTCCGCCTGTTGGAATAGTATCAGTGATATCTCCAATTGTCCCGAATGTTCCACCTGCTTGAGTATTTCCAGATAATCCAAAATATAACATTTTTCCCGTAGATAATCCATTTGACCCAGTTGGACCAATGGGACCAGTATATCCAGTTGTACCAGTTGAACCGGTATAACCACTGTTTGGTCCTGTTGGACCCGTTGACCCGCACGCTTTTGAACGCGCCAGCCATTCACTTGATGATAATGCCATGTTCTATTTACTTACATAAATTGAAATTAACATAGTAAATGGAACAAACATATCAACAGCTACTGGCTGAGGTATATGATGAAAATGCGAAAAATGTTCTTATTCATCAACAAGAATATGATGACCAAGACCAGCCACCATATGAACGTTATGACTATTCGGATAATGAATTAGATGATAAAGAAGAATTTAATAAATTTGGCGGAGACCGGGGAAAACCAGAACATGTAATTCAGCCAGAAAAGGCAAATGCTGGTATTGGATTAACAGATATTAAAAAGGATAGTATATTTCGTATGAATTTACTTAATATTGATGGAAATTTTCGACTAAATTCTGCGCCGCCGGCCCCCGTATTAACACAGGATTGTGGAGGAAATCCTCAACTTTTTGTTAGTACTACTGCGATACAGCCCAGTACAAATTTTCAATTTAGAACATCACGCCAATATAAGAATGTTTATTCCGTTCAAGTAAGTTCTATCGAATTTCCCAATAACTTTTACGCATTTTCATCTCAACGAGGAAACACAATATTTGGAATTGAATACAATAACAGCACATATACTATTCAAATTCCAGATGGAAATTATTTACAACTAGTTAATGCTACTACCGGCTCATATTATAGTTCAATTCCATCTCAAGGTGCTCCAATAGTGACACCAGGAACAGACCCACGATTTCCACATGCAACTGTTTCAGTGTATACAACAGGAGTGCCTGTTCCCGATACTACCACATTTCTAGGAGCTATTCAACAAGCTATAAACTTGAATATTGCTCCGATAGTTATTATTACTAGCCAAACTACAGACAATACAACAGGAAATGTTACAATTACTCAACTTATGCTTCCAGCAATAGAAGTTGGTTACGCAAATAATTTGCACATTGTGTATTTTACTCAAAATAACACAGCTTTGCGGTATTCACCGTTTAGTATCACCTTTCCGTCAACAGAAACTAACTCATATGGAAATGGAATTGGGTATAATTTAGGAATACTTGAACTATACGTCGAATCTAAAATACAAGCTCCGCCGGGTAAATTTGCCAGTCCAGGATTAAATCAGCAAACCGAATATTTGCCAATAATTATAGCTGATACATTTTCTGATATAATTCAAGATAAATATGTGTATCTAAAGTTATCTGATTGGGACTTAATTACACATATTAATCCTAATCAAACCCACTTTACTGCATTTATGAAAATAGTTTTGAATGCTCCAAAATATACAATACAATTTGATAATAACAATAATAATTCTACGACTAAGCAATACTATTTCCAACAGCCAACAAATATTAATCTAATTAGTGTTTCTCTTTTAGATGCATATGGAAATCTTTTAGACTTAAAATATTCATCTTTTTCACTAACTCTTCAAATTGAAGAATGTTTATCCAATGCGACATATGAAGCTTTACTGGAAAATAAGTAAATTACAAGTATAAATGGATAGTTCAGCATTCGTGGACCCTAACAGTGTTCAAAGTCGTTATAACATGACATCTAGTAATCATCTTTTTGCCGGCTCTAAGATGAGTGGTCCAGTATCAAACATCCGTGATAAAGCTGCAAACGCGTATGCCGCAAGTCCGTATAAGAGCACTCCTATTGGCGGACACATATTTGAAGAAACAATACGTACGGACTTAATTGGACATATTCATAAGCCAACTCCCCTTAATGAAGTATTTTTTAGTCAGGCGAATGTTGATAAACTACAGTCTGATATTCAAGAGCAGGTATATCGCATGAGTGGTAACAAATATCGCATTGATAAACAGGATGAACAGCAGCTCAAGATTATTATGCGAAGCTACTATCTCATGTACGCTAAGAATAATGGGGCAGTGGCAGAAGATTTGGCTGACTTAAATGCTCGTGTTGTTGGTTATGCTTCTGCAAAAGTATATTCCGAGGTTGATTTTCACCAGTTTTATGTATCAGATTTAGAAGTGTTTGCGCCTCCCATTGCGAATCCCATGAATGTTGGCGTATATGGTACGCGTACTGGCGAGCTGAAGTCTTTCTTTTAGGCGTATAATGGAGCTGGTTACATTTTATGATAATATTTATGGCAAATATAACGGAAAACTGTATACGTTTGAGACAGTCTGGGATTCATTCCGTCCAATTGGCGGTATAGCCTGGAATGGGAAACAGTTTGTTCCGATTGAACTTTATAAAACAGATTTATTTAGTCCACATTATGGTTATTTATCTGCGGATGAAAAGGCAGAATGTCGACGACTAACACAAGAAACTGAACTAAGTGAAACCAAAGAAATACAAGATCCAATTCATCTATGGAGATGGTATGGTGAAAAGAATGTAAAGTGGTGGCGCGATAGACCTTGTGTTTTTAGTCCTTGTGTATCTCGTGATGTAGATTCCTGGAAAAAATATCTTAAGTTTTTAGATGTTCGCGCAAAAACTCTTCGACGCCCGTTTCATGGGCGCGGTACAAGGCGTTTACTTCCAAGATAAGTTAGAATGTAAATGCGAATCAATATAATTACTAATGTTCGCAAGGAAACCGGATTGGCGCAAGATGTCAATATTATACGCGGTCTTCTTACGGCTGTTTTTGATACCAACCTTCATATTCAGCTTGTTCACTATCTTCAACCGCAATGTCAAGAAGGTGATTTTAATATCTTTTTAGAGGTGATAAATCCCTCATTATTTGCATATGCTCCTATTAATATTTGGATTCCCAATCACGAATGGACATATCGTACGTGGGTACCATATATGCATATGGTAAATGAGATTTGGGTAAAGACACATGAAGCTGAACGTATTTTTAAGAAGCTTACTCCTACAACAGTTCGGTATATTGGCTGGACATCTTTTAGCAAGGAATATTCCTCAAAGAAGAACTATTTTAAAGCTTTAGTACCATTAGGTAAAAATATAAATCGCGAGATTGATACTCTTTTTGATGCGTATGTTCGTCTAAAGCAAACTGCTCCAATTGACTTTTCACGTCTTCCACTTTTAAATATCGTATCTCATAGAGCAATAGAAATTCCACAAGAGATTGAGAATAAGGTTATACTTCATGACAAGCTTTCGCAGGAAGATTATGATGCTCTTGTAGTTGAATGTGGGTTATGCATTTGTCTTTCAAAAGCTGAAGGATTTGGTCATGCCATCAATGAAGCAATGTCTTCCGGCTGTAGTCTGATTATTTCATCAATTGCTCCATTTTTAGAAGATGTTATTGGAGAATCGAATTTAGGCGCATGTTTTGTTGCTTCTCGTGAAACTATTGAAAATAAGGATTTATTCGGAAATTTTGTTAGTTCAGACGCAGCATCTCTACGTGAGATTCTTACAGAGTATGTGGATAAATCTATGACTGAACACAAGAATGATTCTGAATTTATGAGAAGTGTCTATGAATCAACGCATCGTAAATTTATTGAAAATATGAAAGAGTTACTCCCTTCAATTTTTTACATCCAAACGCCATATTCACTTACAGATGTTATGCCAAAAGAAGATAGCCTCCCCAATGTTTCAATTGTATGCGTAACTCGTGATAGAAGAGTCTTTATGCCTATTCTAAAATATTCTTATATGATTCAATCTTATCCTGAGGATAAGCTAGAACTTATTGTAGTAGATGATGGTGATGACCCTATTGAAGACACACTTTTCGGTGTTCCAAATGTAGTCTATATTCGTCTGGATGAGAAGAAGACTATTGGTGAAAAGCGTAACATCGGAATTTCCAAGGCAATGTATGATATTATTACATTTATGGATGATGATGATGTTTACCCTAATAATAGCATTCTTCAGCGCACAGCTATGATGCTCACAACTCCTAAAAAAGAATGCGCTTTCTGTAGTGTGATTCCGTGCTATGATATTTGCAAGTATTCATCTTTTATGAATTCTCCTCCGTTAACTCTTTCTATGTCGGAGAGAGTTTCTGAAGCTACGCTAATTTTCACTAGAAAGTTTTGGGAAGAGCGTAATTTTGGCGATACTCAAATTGCTGAAGGTGACGCATTTATTCGCGATCGCGAGCATATGTGTCGGGAGTTGTCTCCACAAGATATTATTGTAAGTTTAGTTCACTCGAGGAATACTTCTTCGCGTAAGATTCCTAACTTCAAAGAGCCGAATGGCTGTCACTTTGGGTTTAATGAAAAACTTTTTGAAATGGTTTCAGAAATTGGAGAATCTTTAAAGACCGAACATCTTACCGAGTGACGCCTTGCGAGACGCTGAGCGGCGGTGCTTCTTACCACCACGAGCGGTGTGGTGGCGACGGCCACCATCCATCTTAGGAGCCTCGGCAACGACCGCAGCGGGTGCATCATCAGCACCTCCGCGCATCTTCGCGCCAAGCTTCTTTAGCATCTTGCGCGCCTGCTTGCGCGTAACGAGCTTGAGGTGGCGACGGCGACCACCAACTACAGGAGCAGCATTGCCAGCAGAGCCATCGAGGGGGATAAAACCTTCCATTTGTTTTATACTCTGCTTTAGAGAAATTCTCAGGAAGAGAGGATGGACTTTTTAGGATGAACAAGTTAGACAATTATTTGACGCGGGCTCGACTGTGAATTTTTGGGCGGATGAGGCTGCTTTTGTGCGAAGATAGTAACATCCTGTTTTTAGTCCCTTTTTCCAAGCATACATATGCATACTTGAAATCTTTGCGTATGTCGGCTCACTTAGAAACAGGTTAAGTGACTGCGATTGGCAAATAAATGGGGCTCGGTCAGCTGCCATATCAATTAGAACTTTCTGGGGAATTTCCCATACAGTTTTATATACTTCGCGAATACTAGCAGGAATATCAGTAATATTTTGAATACTTCCATTATCTGCAATAATTTGAGTACGAATCTCGGAAGTCCACATTCCAAGTTTCGTAAGCTCGTCTACTAGATACTTATTTACGACCATGAAGTCACCGGCAAGAACACGTCTGGTATAAATATTTGACGTGAATGGCTCAAAGCATTCATTATTGCCTAAAATTTGAGATGTAGAAGCTGTTGGCATAGGCGCAACTAGCAATGAATTTCGCATACCAAGACTACATTTTCTACGCAATTCATTCCAATCTAAATAAGATGTAATTGGAGTTTCATTCCACAAATCAAATTGAAGTTTTCCATTACTAGCAGGTGAGTGTTCAAATGTTTTATATGTGAGGGCGTCATCTACACCCATATTTCTCCATTCTTCCAATGAAGCACCTTGCATGCTTTCAGTAGCAGCTGCATAATAGATATTCTCAAAGATTTCGCGATTGAGTTTCTTTGCTTCATTCGATGTCCAGGATATCTTTAGTTTTGCGAATACATCTGCTAGTCCCTGAACTCCAATTCCAATTGGACGATGACGCATATTGGAATTGCGACATTCTGGAGTAGGATAAAAGTTCTTATCAATAACAATATCTAGATTGCGGGTTAAGATACGAGTATAAGCTCTAAGTTTATCAAAGTCAAATGAGTCATTACTTACAAACTTAGGAAGAGCTAGTGAACCTAGATTACAAACCGCTGTCTCATCAGGAGAAGTAAACTCCATAATTTCAGTACATAGATTTGAACTCTTAATAGTTCCCAGATGCCGCTGGTTGCTCTTGCTATTTGCAGCATCCTTATAGCAGAGATATGGTGTTCCTGTCTGTATCTGAGCGTCAAGAATCATCTGCCATAATTTCTTGGCGGGAATACTACGGCGACCTTTTCCATTCCGCTCATAGTCTAAGTATAGGTCGTTAAATTTAATACCATGTACATCAGCTAATCCTGGGCATTCGTGAGGACACATTAATGTCCAATCTTCGCCTGCCTCCACTCGCTGCATAAATAGATCGGGAATCCAAAGACCATAGAAAAGGTCACGGGCGCGGTCTTCCTCTGCTCCTTGATTCAACTTAAGACGCAGAAAGTCTTCAATATCTGCATGCCATGGCTCAAGATATATTGCGAATGAACCATTACGCTTTCCACCCTGGTTGACATACTTTGCTGTGTCATTAAACACTTTTAACATTGGAACGATTCCTGTAGATTCTCCATTTGTGCCAGCAATACGTGAACCACGTGCACGAATATCATGAATAGAAAGACCAATTCCGCCCGCCCACTTAGAAATTTGAGCACAATCTCCAAGTGTCTTATAAATTCCTTGTATAGAATCAGAATTCATAGTAAGAAGAAAGCATGATGAAAGTTGTGGATGAGGAGTACTAGAATTAAATAGAGTTGGAGTCGCATGAATGAAATATCCTTGTGACAGGGCATCATATGTTTCCTTTACGTGTTTCATATCTTTACCATAAAGCTGAATGGCTACGCGCATCCACATGTGCTGTGGGCGCTCAATAACTTTACCATTCTTTCGAAGAAGATAACCTCGTTCAAGAGTCTTAAATCCAAAATAATCAAACATAAAGTCACGGGAATAATCAATCATATTTTCATATTCATTTGCATTATTACACACAAGGTCATGATACTCCTCAGATGTAATTTGTTGCTCATGATGCAATATTTCCATACATTCAAGTAGAGTCGCAGGTGTGTTCTTATGGTGATTATCAATTAGAATACGAGCTGCAAGCATGCCATAGTTGGGATGATAACGAGATTGCATCATGGCACATGTTTCTGCTGCAAATTCATCTAATTCCGAAGTCTTTATACCATCCGATAGTTGCATGCATACTTTCTGAGCTACAAGGTCAGGATTTACATTGTCTAGACCATCCGATAGCTTACGAATGCGTGAAAGAATTTGATCGAATGATACTGGCTCACGACTTCCATCGCGCTTGATTACATATAGGTGTTCTGCCATATTTATCATTCTATAGGATGTCCGCAAGAAAATCCGTTGTCAATGTATAAATGTCTGGTAAACAGTCAGATTCGCAAGATAGCGCGAGTGATTCCGAAGTAGATGGTAGACAGAGCAGAGCATCTAGCATGTCAGTAGCATCTAATCCAAAGCCGCTATCTACAGGGTTCATGCCTCTACTTGGAAAACTGGCCAAGCGTGCGGCCGTACACTCCCAAACTCTCCGAGATTTACAAAACTTACAGGGAACAAAAAAACTCAGAGCACTAAGTGGAGACCCCAGTGCAACTTATGAGGTAGGAGCGGGTAAAACTCGCCGTCGAAAGCTTAAGGCTCGCAAACATAAGAAAAAGACTCTAAGACGTAAGCTTCACTGAGATATGCATTGATTCTAATTCATGTACCGTTAGACCAAGCGCATAAGGTGTTGAAAGAACAATTGATTCTAGGTCTGGGTTTGCATCCAATAATCCACTTTCAGGTTGAAACAGTAACTCTGTCTTATCTGAGCGTTCCATCAAAGATTCATTTAAAAACTTCGCAGTTCCATGAGTAATTAGACAATCGCGTTCCATCTCACCAATACGTAGACCACCGTCATTTGCTCTTCCTTCAACAGGTTGATGAGTTAGTAATTTCTTAGGTCCAGTAGCCCGATAGTTCAATTTATCTTCCACCATAAGCTTTGAACGAATGTAATAGGTTGGTGCCATAAAAATTTCTGCTTCCATCATCTCACCTGTCTGTCCATTATAGAGTATTTCGTGACCATATGGGTGAAATCCAGCTTTTACGAGTAGCTCTGATGTCTCTGATACTCTGTTTTGTGTACTAAATGGTGTAGCGTCAATTAATGAGCCCAATTCCAATCCAAGTTTTGTAGACATTGACTCAATAAATTGTCCAATAGTCATACGAGATGGAAATGCATGAGGATTTACAATCATATCTGGACGAATCCCCTTCGCAGTATACGGCATATCTTCTTCGCGAATACGTAGTCCAACTGTGCCTTTTTGACCATGTCGAGCACTAAACTTATCACCTAATATAGGAATACGATGCTCGGCTATACGAATTTTTGCTGCTCTTAGACCATCTTTCGTTACATAACGATATACTGAATCAACAAATCCAGTTTGTCCACGCTTTGTAACCTTTGATGCATCTGAATAACCCACTATAACTCCGCCAGAGTTCTTTGTTGGGTGAACCATACCAATTAAAATGGTTTTCTCATCTACCGGAACTCCGGCACGAATAATACCGTCTGAATCAAGTAGGTCATAGTTGTAACCTTCTTTACGAGTTACTGTTTCACGGTATTTAGAATCCGTTGCAATATTTCCAAATAGTGTAGATTCGAATACCTTTACTTGTCCTTTATCAAATCCCATATTCAAAGGTTCTTCCTCAAAATCATATGAATGATAATACGTTGTGTGAAACATTCCGCGATTTAATGCAGATTCGTTAAGTAAAACAGAGTCTTCTTGATTATATCCGGAGTATACCATTAGAGCAACCATAGGGTTCTCACCGTAAGGAAGGCATCCAAGTGTATGATTATAAATCCAGGTTTGAGATAACGGTCTTTGAGCATAATTTAACCATGTTGCAATAGTGTCGAATCTCTTATTAAAAGCAGTATTATACCAGCTACATGCTTGTTTTACTTGCTGGCAGCTAAATGCATTACGAGTTCCAGGATCAAAGTCACAATTTGGTAATACAGATGTGGATGCGGATAATATTGTAAGTCCATGTATTTCGGAAGGTAGTTCAGGATTAAAAGGCTCCATACTGATTCTCAAATTCTCTGTCTCCGCAGAATCAATATAATACATATGTTTCTTGGAAATTGAATCCCATGACTTAAGCTTTTTAACTTGGTCTGGTTTGACTCCCTCTTGATAAATTGGTCTTGACGGTCTACCTGCATCAGTATAAATTAAATACTCGTTCTCAATACGATTCCATGAAATACAAACAAACTTTGGTATTACCTCATTTCTGCGTTTTTCTATAAGCGTATCGTACAATGAATTAGAGTTTTTTCTGAGAACTCCTGCTAAATCAGAATTTATATAAACTCGTGTCCAAGAGGGTTCCCATACAGATGGATTTATTAGCGATAGTGCAATGAAATCAGGATTTGATTTTACAATTTCATAAATCGTATTAGATGCAGAAGCTGTAGAAATTGCACATAATAGGGTCATTGATTTAATAAGACCAATGTTACGACCATCAGGGTTATCTATAGGACACATAAAACCCCATGTTGAGCAGTGAATACGTCTCATTTCTACAATCTTTCCACCCTTATCAACATCCATATTTACACGGCGAAGCTGAGCAACAGTTCCTAGATAGGAAAAGCGTGTTAGTTCTTGCGCAATACCATCTTTACCTCCCCATTTTCCCTTGAATGATTTTTCAATATCATACATGAAACTTGACGCGCGCCAGTAATATCCAATATTTTCCTCCTGAATTAATTCGCTTAGTTTTTTACCAGCATACTGCTGCTGTTCAAAATGAATACGAGAATCCATCTCTGTTAGCATGCGCTTTGAAGTTTCCTTAAATACTCTACGAAACTCCTGAAACATAAGCTCACCAGATGCAGAAAGACGTTTAAATCTAAAGTGGTCTCTGTCGGTTTTAGGCTTAATTTCAAGTGCAACATCAAATACCATTCTCGTCATATAGCCTAGCAAGTAAGCCTTTCTGCGATAAAGTGCAGAAGGTGATTCGTCTTTGTGAGGAGAACAATGAGGAAAGAGCTTGTCATATAAATTAATATATACACCTCCTTCAGAACGTGTGCGTGTTTGGCGTTTTAAAAACAGAAGGTTTGGGTCTTGTGTTTGGTCTTTTTCTTTTGCCATTTCTTGACGAGTAAATAGTTCATGAGATAGCACTAATTCTGAGAATATTTCATCATACGGTGTTCTATCAATAACTGGAATTCCTGCTAGAATAGTATCATATATATCTTGGTCATTTGTGAGTCCCAATGCATAGAATACACTTATGAGAGGAACAGGTTGTGTAAAATCAGGTAATGTAATTACCGCAAGTCTCTTTGTAGAAAAGGATGAGAAGTCCGAAGTATTTGCCAGTTCTTTTGGGTCGTTAGACTTGCGATTGCTCGGTGGAATAATTAGAAAATGAGAGTAGGGACCCTTTGTTCCATCTTCAGATGATGACCTAATACCGCCAACATATTCATCGGGACCCTCCTTTGTTGCTCCCTCCAACTTAGAAACAGTTTCCTTCTCCACAAGTGTTTTTGTTCCAGAACTTGCGCTGCTTACCTGTTTTCGCTTCGATGCATAAAACATATTTTCAGCAAGGCGTTCTTGCGTAAGAAGTACCTTTTCAGCTCCGCCAATTATGAAATATCCACCAAGTTCAAACTTACATTCCCCTGCAGCATATAACTCCTCTGTTGTCATTGGCGATAAATAGCATAATGAACTTTTCAACATAAGTGGAAGCTGTCCTAGTTTAACATTTTCAAATCGTTTTGTTATAACATCTTTATCAATTATATATTCAACATCTACATTCATAGAAATATCAAATGCATATGTTTTATTGTCGAGACGACATTGGTGTGGCAATACTGCATTACCTATTTCATCGACGGGCGGAGAATAGGATATTTCATTGCTCTTTTTACCACCGATAAATACGCGAATAAAACGTGAATCGCCTAAATTAAGCGTAAGTGGGTTCATACCTGCTATAAAGTTGGGTATCTTGGTGGAAAGCATTTCGCTGAATGAATCCAAATGATGACGAACCAACGGATTCGTCGTATCACGAAAATAAGTATCTAATACATGTCTGGCAATTTCCATTCCTTTCCTTGTAACAAAGAAAGAATGGAGTATTTAAGTACTGCCGCCTTGACTGTTGTTTTTACAGTACTCATGATTCTTGGATACAAGTTTCTCATCAATCCACAGGTTGTTTTAAGTCTAGACGGCTCAAAAATGGCAAAATGTCCCGATGCATGGGCATTCAATAGCTCAACCAAACTATGTGAGCCAAACATGCCAACGGAATGCTTACCATTTGACCCAGATGCTGTAGCGATTCAATCGGCTGCTGCTAAGTGTAATTTAGCTCGTACATGTGGAACCACTTGGTCCGGCATGTGCGGTTAAAGTGCACACAGTGGGGGTTGAACCCACGACTATCCGCGTATAAGACGGGTGCTCTACCACTGAGCTATGCGTGCTGTATTTATGGTCAAATGACCAAAAGGTCCTACCGAGAATCGAACTCGGGTCTCCAGATTCAGAGTCTGATGTACTAACCACTGTACGATAGGACCGGTTGTCTACAGTGTGAATTGAACACACGACCTACCGCTTACAAAGCGGGTGCTCTACCACTGAGCTATGAAGACTTTGGTAGCGCCACTACCATATCTATTATGGATACATTCAGTTTAAGTCACTTACTCATTAAGTTTATTAGTAATGAGTAATGTACGCAGAAACATACAGGCCAGTAAATTTAGATGAGGTTATAGGTCACTTTGAAGCAAAGAATTTACTGCGTAAATATTTGAGTACTCCTGATTTTCCCCGTGCAATTATGTTGTCCGGTTCACCCGGAATTGGCAAAACTACTTTAGCTCTTGCCGCTGCCAGAACAATGGGATTTGACCCTCTTGAAATTAATGCGTCTCGCTCAATTAGAAGTTATGAAGATGTTGAGAAGATTAAAAATGCATGTAAATCAACAGTGAGTATTTATTCATTTATTAAAGGCGACCGTACAAGAAAAACATGTGTTATTTTAGATGAAGTTGATGGAAGTGACCCACATGCTCAAGGAAAAATTATAGAATGGATTAAGGACACCACTAGAAGAGTTCCAATTCTATGTACAGGAAATGAACTTCCAACAATTTTTAAGAGAAATGCAGATTATATAGATTTAATAAGGTGCTTTCCTCCAAAAGCATCAGAAATTCAGGCTATTTTTGATTCAGATATTACTGAAATGGTTAAGGACTGCCAGCATGATATAAGAAAACTAACACACCGTATACAATATGGTGTGTCTGATACAATACCTAAGTATTTAGCGCCGCCTACTGGTCTGACGATTGAGAAGGCATTTGTCCTCCGCCAGAAGATGTTTGACTTGCCGGATTCACTGAGCGAATATCGTATCGACATACAGGACAGTGAACAGAAGTTGAAAACCAAGCCACAATGCAAGCGCGGTGGTAAACATGACCGCACTGGCGAATCCGACAAGCTCCCGATGAAATAGTATCTTGACAAACTGCGCAACTAGATGTTGTAGAATCTGTGTTTTCAAGTGAACGATTAATTTGAGCTGAAGTTGGAGCAACTGTTACTGGGTCCAAAAAGTTTCCTACCATGTTTGGCATTGTTAGTGTAATGAGCGTAGTTGCTGCATCACGCATTTGAATACTATTCAAATATATGCGGTTCATAAACTCAATATAAAGTGCTTCATTATTCATGTATCTAGCCAACATACTTGGACGGTATGAGAATGGAATTGTACGAATATTTTGCTCGGATAAAAAATGATTGCGACCATCAATCATGTGTTCCATGAGTGACAGAATAGTACTGCTTTCTTCCTCGTTTGTCATTTGGTATACTACGCTTAACCGTTTAAAATCACTTGCGTGTTAGAAACATATCCATTGGTCCACGTTTATGTTTTGTGAGATATGGCGCTGAAAGAAATAGTATGGAATCAAGTTGTTTCTCCTTATTATCTAGAACTTTAAGTGTAGCTTCTTCATCATCCATACCTTTCTCCATAAATTCATTCTTCATTTTTTCATAATTCTGCTTTGGCTTATATCCGTCCAAGTTCTCAACTGCAAGCGCAAATAATTGCGCCACGGGATTTTGAATTTGGTTTGTAATATAGAATTCCGTGTCCGGCTTTAGGCCTTTCTCTCTGACATAGTCTATATGCTCGATTTTTTCACCTTGTCTTTTCTCATCCTTTCGACTTGCTACGTAAATATATGGTAGCCTATCACCAACCTGAGGAGCAGTTCCTGGGTCGCGCTCGCCCATTCGGTCTGCAAGAACACGGTGAGCAATCTGTCCGGGATTCTTGTAATCATCGCGTAACTGTTTCGTAATAATATACTTCTCTATCGGAAGTTCATTCTTAAGAACACGCACAAGCATATCCTTCACGAACTCTTGAGCAGGACGAATATCTCGTTTTTCCATCAGAATATCTAGAGCACCGCCAAACACATCTTTTACAATAGGCGCATTATCTCGACGCTTCAGAGCTACACCCATAGTTTTGCGATAACATTTTGTTATATCGGTTTCATATAGCATTCCTACATAACGCTTACGGCAGAATAGAATAAAAGGAAACATAGTCTTCTCATACTCAATCTTGTAAGGCTTACGACAAAGCTCGGTAATTCGCGCTGCTGACTTCTGTCCTAGCTCTATAGATTCAGCTAAGTCAGTTGTTGCAAATTTAATAAATATAGAATCCGTATCGCCATAAATTACTTCACCGCCAAACTCTTTCTCCACAACTCCCTTAGCAAAGTAGATTCGGTCACGTCCTGCCGCAGTTGTACATGCAGCTACCTCCATCTTGCGAATTGGTGATGTGCGAGAACCACATTGACCATAGACCGAATTAGCTACAACTTTATATGCAAGTTGAAGACCATTTAGAACAGCTTTCTGTGCGTCATCTTCTACAGACTCCATGATCTTTCTCGTCTCTTTCCGCTTCTTGAGGAGGAAGTCCAAAGTGAGAGGCAGAACCCCGATGGTACGTGGGTCAGATGATGGTTGAATAAACCCGCAGACTGTACGTCCAGTAGGGTTTTTCTCGTCATCATATGTATCGTATCCAATCTCATCGATGTGATACCCCTCTGCTGTGTCTTGGCCGAATTGTGATACTTTCCTACCTTTTGAGTCATAGCTCTTTACATATACTAATGTATCCGGGGAGAGATTAAATGCAATCATATTCGATGGATAAAGCGAATTAAAATCAAGAACTGCGATAGGTTGGTCTAGATACATTCCAATTTTAGGAGGTAGAACAATAGCACCTTCATATGATGCATCACCTTCCAGACTTTCCTGTGTCATGATAATCTGATTACGCTTTGAAGCATTGTAGACCACCGCTGAGAAAATTTTAATACCCTGTCCTCGCAGAAAGATATATTGAATCGGAACCTTACATACATCGGCCATTCCGCGAGCATTTACGAGCGTATCTAACTTTGCCATAAGAGTTAACACAAGGTCGCAATCTTGAATATTATACTTTGCTACAAGAGACCGTTGTTGCGGAGTTCCGACATGTGCTTCCAACATATCCTTAAAATTGATATCATCTTTTCCAAATGACCATTCAAGATTCCTTCTATCTTTCTCAGATATATCATCAAATGTGTAAAGACAGTTGTGTTCTTCAAGCTCAATAATAAACTTCTTTGAGAATACAGACTTTACCTTAAACTTCATTCCATTTGCGTATGGATTAATTGTATTTCCAACAATATCAAATCGTACTAGATTTCCAACAAATAATCCACGAGTACTCTTTGTATGTATCTCATACTGTCGAGTTTCTGCTTCATTAATAACTACAAACTTAGTAACCTTATCTCTAAGAAATGTATTCGCCACATTGTCGAGTTTATATGAATCCAAATTTTGCTCACGACGAACACTTAACAGTAAATCTACTGGAAGACGTCCCGGCATCTCAAAATACCTAACTGCAAATTTACCACTTGCTAGCTCAAATGTCTTCTTTTCAGTCTTTACACAATCGTTCTTCCATGTACTTCCTTCCGTACGACCAAAATTGAGAAATAGTCGGTGCTTTTCCGCTCTATCCGCAATATATGGGTCATCAAAACCAAATGTATTAAATCCAGCTATTACATCTGGGTTTTCATCGCGAATACACTGTTCGAACTTCTTAAGTAAATCACGTTCATTCATGCATTCTACAAATTGAACCGTTGGGTCTTCAGATGGAGTGATTGTTCCGTTACTAAATACAATACGTTTACCCGGGGCTAAAAGGTCATTAGAATAACGAAACGCAACACCTATTTGCATGATTTCATCACCTGGATTTGTAGCAACTGGAAATAGTCCTGATACAGAATATGTCTCAATATCGTAACCGGCCACAAGCAAAGGAATTGACTTCGTGGGAGCTGACTTAATTTCAGAATATGCTACTTCGTAAAACACATCTACGCAAACACCTTCATCTGGGTCATAGTCATCTGCCTCAAATTCAAATGGCGATGCCGGTGAAATATCCATCTCGTGAAATAATCGAATAAACGGAGGAAGGTTTGCTTCGAAAATATCTTCTGTAAAGATTCGCCGCTGACCAATCTTAAATGAATTCTTTAGTGTTTTTGAGACTGTCTTAAACATCCATAATGCTGGAAATGATAACTTCCAAACTTTAATAGGTTTCAGGCAGTTAAACCCACGCATAGCATCCAACTTGGATTCTAATGTAATTTTTAGTCCACGAAGCTGCTTACCAGAAGCCTGCTCTAATGCTACATGAACTATGCCACTTGTTTCACCGTCTACCATACGAAGGTAGAAATAAGGCTGAAATCCCGTAAGCCTAACTTGCGCGACTTCGCCCTTGTCTGTTCTACCAAATACATCGACGACATATTTGAATTTGATATCTTGTTCTAGCCAATCGGCAGGTTGTAGAAATGGCATTGTTAAGAGAGCTGATTTACTGGTTTTGTTATTCCGTTTTCTAAGTAGTGACGAGGTGCTTGGCGAGTCAAAAAAACACGATTGGTATGCTTAGGTCCAAAATATAGCCCTACCATAGCTTCTACATCTGTAGGATTGAATGGTTTACAACTAAATACATCCAAATACATGTCACTTGTCTCATCTACAAAATGAGCACATATATTAGAAGTTTCAATAAGTTGAACTAGCGTATACCCGGCTTTATTTCCTGTACCAAACTTAACAATTTGTGGGTCGCCATATGCTACCATATCGATACGCTTAACAAGCTCATTTGAGAAGCGCTTAATATTGGTTGCGCATTGAATTCTAGAAGAAACACATTTAGAAGCGTCAAGAATTAGGTGATATCCCCAATAAGTCATTGAAACAACTACTCATTTACTTTCTAAATCACATGTAAAGATGTCCTATCTAACTTTTTTTGAAAATACACGACAGGGAGAAGCTGCAAGAGACCCAGATATGCGTAGAGTTGAGCCCATTGGACATTCAACACAGATGGGTTGCGGTAACAGTTGGGCGGTGCAAAATGTTGCCGGAAATCCCGGATTAATTCCCAGAGGTAACTTTGGCAACTCACCTGAAGGAGGGTGTGCTGCCGATATTAGTAATGACCTACACTTTGGTGCACCTGGAACAGCGCGAGTAAAAGGTCCGAAGCAGCTATTTGCTCGTCCCTGGGCGACAACACCATTTCTTGGTCTTGGAAGTATTGAAGGAATTGAGGACCAGAATAAAGTAGTATATGGTCACTCTACTGCGAATCGCAAGAGTATCGCAACTGTGTCAGATAAACAGTTTCCGGTGTTTACTCCACTTCTTCAAGAGTTACAAGATGACTACTCTGAATACAGTCAGAATGTAGCGACATTTCTTCCTGGACGGGGGCGAGGGTATGCGACAACACTTGAGAAGAAGACTCGGGTTGACTTGAATGCATAAATCCTGCCTGAATACTTGTTTCAATTGTCTCCATGACTTTTCGTAATTCGCTGAACCCTTTTTGTTCGTTACTTTGTTTTTTTGCTTTAGGAGCTCCTTTCGTAGGGGGAACTTCTAAAAGCAAATCCACAGCATCAATTACGTCATGTGTTTTATCATACGCGCTTCTAGCTTTTTCTTCGGTACAAAATGCTAGCATCATAATTCGTTCAATCTCTTGGGCACTCATTTTTTACTGTTACAAATGTAAATACTGTTAAGATGCGTTTTATTAATGGATTATGCCCTCCCGCTCTGCTTTATCTTCTTTATGTGACCATTCACACAGGTCTGGACCTTTCACTTGGTCATTTTGGAACAGCCTTGGTTAAAACAGTCATGGGCATTGCCGGTGTAGTAATTCTTGACGCTCTTTGCAGTGTAGACCTTGGTATTGTTTCATGGGCAATTGTAGCAACTCCATTTTTAATGGTCGCAGTCGCTTCTTCTATTTCTCTCGGGCTCGGAATTGACCGTGCGACAGCAAGACTTATGAGCGAAGGGTTCAATCAGCCTCTTTCTGGCGATAATAAGATGAAGAATGATACTGCACTACCCGTTCTCAAGGACATTGCGTCTCCCATTTCAACAGCATCTATGTATTAAAAATAAATGAGCTGTTTTTATAGAGTTTTGAAGCTTGTACATTGGGTTGTTTCTAGGCTTTGTCCCGAAACAAGACATCGTATAGAGGTACCTGCAAGTAAACTTCCTTGGTTTTGGATTGGAACAAGACATTATGACGATGAAATAATTACTGTAACTGAAGTTGTTAATAGAGCTGTTAGGTATAATGATAGAATTACTCCAGAAATATTACGAGACATAACAGGATATGACACAACCAACTGGAGATATGTTGACAAAACAACGTTAGAAGAGAAGGATTTTCCTTCAAGCGGAATCGTAATAGAGAATGCATGCTAGTCAATATGCGATTTTGAATATTAAAAACTACTTTGAAATTGCGGAAGAATACGCTATTTTAGAGAAGAAGTATGGAAATCTTACGATTAACTTTTGGATTGATATGGTTATATATCCTGTTTTTCTAGTGCTTTCTGTAGTATTTCTCGGTCAGAGTATTGGAATTTTTACAGTTATGTCAATTCATAAAACAGTAACTAAGTGGCAAGAATATGTGCACTATTTGATTCTAAAACAAGAGATTCACGAATGGAAGACAGTAGCGCATTCCATTGGGGGTCCCTTTATTTCAACAAATGATACTACATATCAATCGTATGTATACGCTGATAGCATGCATAGATTACTGGGGAGTCTCCTTACCAAAAAAGGTTCCAAATGTCTTTAGTAGTTCAGCGCCCTGTTCAATCGCAGGCTTCATTTCTGCTAGAGAACCCATAAGTTCTTTCTGAAGTCCCATGAGTTCTTTGGTGTCTCGTCGCATGCCACCAATCTGCTCAGGTGTTAGATTGCGATACGCATGAAGAATTGTTGTACCAATATCTACGTGTGGGTCATCTGTCTTTGGAGGAGCAGGTTTAGGCTCTTCCTTACTTTCTTCCTTATTCTCGTTTTCAAACGTTTCTTTTGTTACACGAGAAATGAGATAAATACCAATAATTGCTGCAATCACTGATACAGTGTGTGATAATCCTCGAGATGCTATGATATATAGTAGCGCTAACCAAATAATCGTACTCGTTAATCCACGCTGAATAAGAAAAATGCATGCCGCAACAAAGAGTCCACCTCCTAAAAGTGTATCAAGTTTCATCTTTACTTATTTACCAGCAGTAATAAAACTTCCGTATCCACTACCCGGCTGAGCGCCAAAGTTATTGAATTCGCCGTGTGTTGCAAATCCTGGCTTGTTTACAGAAACACCTACTGCATCAGCCAGTCCACGACTACCAGTTCCCTGAAATGTTGCAGATACCTGACCAAACTTTGTTCCACCGCGCATTGTCTTGCGCTTCTTTCCTCCCTTACGTTTACGTCCACGTCCATATTGTGCATTGTTACCGCGACTGGAGATAGATGCATCACCAAGTTCTGACTCACGCGTCCAATTGGGGGCACCTGTTCCTACAGCACCATTAAATGAGTAGTATCCTCCCTTCTTCGCTTTAACAGTCTTTCTTCCGGAATGTTTCTTAGGCATTTACTTCTAGTTCGGGAATCTTTTCAGCAATGTCCCAGAACTCTTCGTCAAACTTAATACACCTGCAAGTAAATGTAGGACCCTTTGAACGCAGAAACGCCGAAGTTTTCATATCAGGCACACGAAGAAATCCTCTGTCTTTCACCTCGTAACAGTCTGGCATTGATAACGCAATAATTTCAACAAGTTCCGTGTCATCTTTTTCTACAAAGTATCCTGGCTTTCCAGGTATATCCAAATGCTCTTCAAAACCTTTAATCTGAATATCACCTAGGTCTTCTTTGTGGATTAAGTCAATTGTAATTCCTTCTACACATGTTGTAAACCGAGGAAGAAGCTTATATAGCCAGTCGTATCGTTGCTTGAATGTAGAGCAAGCAAAGACACAATTTGAATTGTACATCCAAATATCAGACACTACAAAATCAAGTTGTCCAATTTTTTCAACCTTTATAAACGTATCTCCACATATACGTTCATCGATAATACATGGTAGTTTTTTACACTCATTTGCCGAAATCCACACACATACTGGAATTTTGTTTTCATATGTAAATACTATCCAACCAGGTAATCCAATTGTTTGCGGAACTCGAAACGTTTTATGTTCCGTCGGGACGGGTTTCTTGTAGACCAGGCGGTAGTTCGGGGTCCATTCGTAATGACGTTGTAGTTGGCTTACGAGGCTCATATTCTGGCAATTGTACTTCAGGAGCCTTTTGTGTTAAAACAGGTCCGTTTTGCGGGGGAGGAAAAAGAGGCGGCTGAGCTACAGGTGGTAGGTCACGATATACTGGTACATCTCTGTATACAACCTTTGCTTCCGGCGGATAGAGCATTCGTGTAACCATAAATGTTGTCACCTGTAAAAAAGCCATAACTAGAATGGTCGACAGCGCAATATAAAGTATATCTTGAATTACCATTTATTTAAACAACTGTTTCCGTATAGTATACAAATACGCAATGAACACTCCAGGTGAAGTAGTAGAAAAAGTTGAACACCAAATCGAGTCTGCTGTAAAAAAGGTGGACGATATGGCATCCGATGCCCTAAAGGACGCCGTGAAGCGTGTTCCTGAACTAGCTAATGTCGTCGAAGTTGCTGATGAGGCACTTGCTGGTTCTGCTTGCTCTTGTGGCCTTTTTGGTTGGAACCTTTCAGTGAGTAAACTTCATTGTTCTCCTGCCAAACCAGCGGTTCTTTCGACAGAACCGCCCGGTAAGTAGTTTCAATATATTCCGGCATTGCAATAATACCATCCCAATCTTCTCGGTAGTATTTGTTTTCTGTAAAACGTTGACGCATTTTTAATTCGGGGATATAGCACCATCCGTCGTTTCCCCAAATTAAAGTTGTCTCTTTAGCAGTTTTAGCTAAGGTTGAAGTGGAGCGTTCGTATTCCATGAGTTGTTACGTTACTTGCCACTAAGCCCATCGCGTAACGCAGTGGCAAATAGTGTTTAATAATATCTGTAAGAATAAGAACATCATAAAGAGACCCGTGAAGTCTAGTTTCATCCGGCATTTTTCCGAATGCGCAGAAATATAATTCTTTCAGCTTCGGAGACTTAAAATTACCATAGTTTCCAGGAAGCTTACAAATATTACGACTTAGGTTCATCGTACATACCGTCTTAGGAAATACGCGAATAACTTTCTTGAGGTCCCAGCGAATAGCATTTACAATTACATTCATATCAAACTCCATATTGTGTGCCACAATACAATCATATGTCTCATTTTGAAACTTTACCATGACATCGAGTAGAGAGTCTCCGTGTATTGTAGCATAATCATTTGTAATTCCGTGAATTTCAGTTGACTCTATCGGAATAATCCACTCACCTGGTTTGATAATATGTGACTCTTGTTTTTCTATAACACTTGTATCTGTATTGAAAATTACCCAAGAAATGGACACGATATGTGGCCAGTTGTTGGGTCCTTCGTTCGCTGACTTGCGAGATTTTGGTAATCCAGTTGTTTCAGTATCGAAAATTAGAAGCTTCATTTTTCATACTTAGGACTAGTACAATTAAATCCGTTTTATTCGAATATTAAACAGTGTGAAGGTAGTATGCGACAAGTGCGAATACTGCGGAGTGAACTAGAAGACCATATGTCGTGGGGCAGCCGCCTTCCGCAATCTTGAATAGAGACGCAGACGCGGGGACGAGCATTTGGGCTACGGGTGCCACAAGTCGGTCAACGAGCTTGTATGTGTAGGGGGATGACACAACGAAGAAAAGGAGGCCAAGCATAACGGCATGCTTCATTTTAGGAGATACGTGCATTTGAATTAAACTCACGAGAATGTTTTTTGAGTTTGAATAATTGCTTGAATCCACTGAGGAATGTTCGACACAATATCATGAACCATGGTTATATTATTTGGAACGCTATAGTGGATATCCATGCTAGTGCTTTCACAAATAAACTGGATGGCTACAGCTAAAAATGGCAACCTTGGTTTAAGCAGTGAGGGCGTCCAACGCAAACAATGAATCTTAAAAAGAGCATCTATATAGTCGGCCAATAATCCAGATTGCGGGGATGACTTCGACGCATCTAAAACAGCATCCCATATAAGCCATATTGCGTTGTTATATGATTTGGCATCGCAGTAGTCATTTGGACGGCGGCTACATATAAGTTCGGTCTTATTTTGCTTTTTATACTGACTTGCATATTTAAGAATCCATGAAACCCAGTAAAGCGCTTTATTTATATCTCGTGTTTCAGGTCTCATACAATACACCAGCTCATTAAGTGGAATGTATAATTCAAGAGGGTCCTTTAATTTTGCAATGTGTCTTGCATAATTTGCAGATGGCGACTTAAGATTTTCGGTAACTGTTTGTTGCTTAAAATCATGCTCTGGTTTAATTTTTGGAATAACTGGTAACTTATTTTTTCTACACAGTGCCAACGAAGATGCCACCTCACAAATAAGCACTCTAGCTTCAGAATTATTGCGAATTTCTGTCATTTGTGTAATATCGTATTGATTCTCGTATGGTGAGAACTTTTCATACATACGAACAAGATATAGAAATACATTTGGCGCTCCACGATTAATATGTTTTGCAGCTGCTTCAAAAAATGCCTGCCATAAAGAATGTGTAAGTCCTGAACACATTAGTTCTAGAGACCAATAACATGCGTAATCCGCATGACCAAGTTTGATGTTTTCATCTAAGACCTTATACACATGAGCTCTTAGATGCCCGGAGAATGTAAACTTTTGAAAATCAATAACAGTACGACTATCGTATATATCCATTACTTCTACAATTCAAACATCTATTTGGTAAAATAACATATGTACTGATATTCTTTTGAGCATCTCACTAAATCTACATTTTCCTGATTACGAAACCCAGAGCTTTTGAAAATATCAATCATTCGCTCTTTAGAAGGCATATTCCAATGATGTTTATTTTCACGATACTTATTTCCGCCATTATTTGTTTTATCGTAATATGATAGAGTCTCTTCATATGTTGCGTTATCATCATTCTTATCCTTCACAAGCTTTCCAATATACTTAAATTTATCAAAAAAGACAGCCGACTCAGTCTGACGTTCAAATGCATACTTCTGTAAAGAAAATGCAGCAAATGGAGATGCTATATTATGCATTGCATCATACTTATCTGGGTCAACAAGATGAACTATAAAAAATCCACCAGGTTGTAACCATTGGTATGCATTGTCTGAAATAATTTTAGGATTCTGGAATTGGTATATAGAAAACCCGGTCAAGATACAATGTGTGATTGATTTAGGAGAAAAAAGATGAACTTGTGTTATATCTCCTTTCTGAAACGTAGCATTTGGCGTATTTTCACGTGCCTTTCTTAGCATACTTTCTGATATATCAATCCCCTTGTAATCTACATTTAGTCCTTTGAAGAACCCTGCATGGGGAGCTGTCCCACAACACATATCTAAGACATGTACATTTTTAGTATTCCAGTCTGCTAAAGCAATATCCTGCATAGAAACTTGTTCATATTTTAACATGTCTATTGGGTTCCAAAGAAGGTCATATATACTAGCATATACATCATCATATATTTCTTCTGGGTCTTCAAAAGTTACTGAACCCTCGTTTTCAAATCCTTCTTGACCTGAAACCCAGAGTGTAATTCCATACATTAAAAATACAAGCATAGCGAGAAAAATATACGCTATATTCATTTGTTATTACGTTATACTTCCATCTATGCTATCAGTACTTGACACAAAAAAACTTCTTATTCTATCAACTTTTGTAAATCCCAAATATAAAACTGCAATCATAAGTATACCTATAATTATATCTATTATTATTGGAATGTATGAAAAACTAGGAGTAGAAAATGAGCTGAGACGCTTTAATACATCTGCTCTATCCTTATCTTTACTTAGTTGTTTCTGAAGAAATGCATTATCTTCAATACCACTTGCTTGTTGAGCCTTTAAGTTATTCGCTAGGTTAACAAAGACAGATTGTGATTGTTGTTCTCCTTTTAAAGCAGAGTATTTAGAATTATATGAACTTACAACAGGCTCTACTTCATCCTTTGCGATTCGTTGTTTTTCTGTATTTAACCATCCTTGTCCATTAAGAAGTGTATAGTATGCGATACGGGCTTTTTCATAACCAACTGGATCGGTATCTTTATCTGCATTGTCAAGTGCTGTTTTAAGTAATGCTAAATCTTTATCCTTTTGACAGTTTAGGTCACACGGAGGAGGCGGTGGAGGTAAAGGTGGCGCACTAGTTTGTGTTGGAGAAGAAGGTTGATTACCCATTACTTATAACTACTTGAAAAGTTCGTAGTTATTATAATTCCAGCCCCTATAACTAATATTGCTAATACATGTGTTATGCTCCCTAAAAAAGAATACATACTTGCGTATAGAATTACTACTGCGCAGAGTGTTACTATGAGTCCTATCAATATTGGCTGTATTTCATTAAATTCATCTAGTTTCTTCTGAGTTTCTCGAATGTTCATTTGAAGACTACCGCTCTGTGTGTTTGCCTTCTTAGCAGTATTGCCATCGATATTAAACATTTTCTTAAAAAATGCAATAATATCTGAAACCTGTTTATTTACAACCATTATATCCGTCTGACGTTCATATTTGGTTTCTACTGCATCTGCAATCTTGTCACGAGTTCTGTCGATTGGTGTAATGCTATTCATGAGTGTTGAATAATCTGGTTTCTCGGGGCGTGTAAAAATATTTCCAGAATCACCAGGGTTTGCAGTTGTCATCCACAAAGAATTTGAATTGGTATCAACCGTTATATGTGTTGGCTCATAACCATTCGTAAACAATGGGCTCATTTTTTTATCAAATGAAAACGCAGACTGGTTTGAATCAATACCATACAATGTTCCATCGGAACCCTTGCCATAAATAGTACCCTTTACATCAGCTAGAGGTTGCCATGTAGAAGATATATTTTCATCAGTTTGCATAGCTTGCCCAGCCGGGTCTACTCCATAAAGAGTTGAGTTATCTGATGATGTAATCTTTACAGATGATTCGCTAGAAACTTGCCAGTTTGGCATAGTACATGGTTTAGAGCATTTGACTTTATTATTTTTCAAGTCTTGCGCCCAAATGTATGTATGAGTTGAAAAAATAGAAATAGCAGAGAATGGGACTGTAATTACTGTTTTTACACCCTGATTTGCAGCATCACTGACAAGAAGGTGTGTTTCTGTGTTGGCAGTAAATAAAATATATACATTTGACTCATCTGTTGTCAAGTCTAGAATTGTGTTTACACTATATTGTGTCAGATCTACCGGTTTCCAATTTCCGGTACAGGGGAGTGAACAAGTATATACACTATTTCCCGCATTAAATCCCCATATAAACCCGGATGCAGAAGACGCTTTTACTAGACTACCTGGAACGTTCATCCAATTTGCCACCGATGATAGTTGCGTAGATACGATACTATCAATAGCGTTTGTTGATGTTTCATATTCTGACTGAAACGTTGACATGTTATTCTTTTTCACTTAAAAGATTCCTGAAGAATTCTTTATCCACATAACTTCCATCACTCCATTATCGCTTCCCTTTGTTAGTTGATGTTCCGAAATCAGCGGTTTCGTTGCTTGACCGGTTGACGATAGAAATGTATTATCCTTTGTCTTTTGAACCTGTCCGGACAAAATAGCTTGTCTACGAAGATATGCAGTTCTGTATGACGAGTCACCAAATTGAGGACCTTTATTTCCACCGGCACGAAGAATACTTGACATTTATTTAGTAACAACAAAAGTAATGGATGTCCGAAAGTTTCAGGATTCTCGTAATGAGAAATTAGACTCGTTTAAGAAGCAGTATAACTTTTTAAAAAGTGAATATTCTAGAGAACTTGCTGCGTCAATTAACGAGACAGACCCCGCACAGCAACAGATATTAACAACCAGAGTACAACAAATTAATGCGCAACTAGTGAATGAATTGCATGGTATTATTGATAGTCTTAACAAGGGTGAGCCAGGATTTGATGCTAAAAAACTTGATGACTTAACTGCGGACCTTATTATGTACCAAAAAGATTATGCCGAAATAGAAAAAACAAAGGACAAAGTAGCGACTTTAAAGATTATTTACGCCGGAAATAGAGATAAGTTAAAAAATGCTGAGTATATATATTATATCTACATAGCAATTCTAATTTTACTAGCTTTTTATGTTGCCTACTTAGTTCTTACAAAATCATGGTCATCAATTATGAAAAGCTTTACAACTATATTAACGAAAGCGCCAACATAAGTCCTCCCATAACTCCTAATAAAACATATTGAGTTGTTGTTATCGCAGGAGTTAAGGATTGAGAACCGCGAAGTTTAGATGCTACTATATCATCTTCTTTTGTCAGAATACCTCGCTGCAGCTTACGATTGGTTGATTGTATGTTATTCAACTTTTGTTCAACTCCTGATTTGTAAAAATCAGAAATGTTACTTTTCTCCTCGTTGACCTTCTGCTGCAATGATTTAACTATTGAATCCAAACCTTCTTGTGCAGCTTCATACGCAGTTTGATAAGATGGATTACCTGTAACCTTATATTGCACATAGTTAGAATTAAAACTCTGAATAAGAGAGTTAAACTGGCTATCCATTTACTACATCCGCCATACAAAATAGATATCGCTTATTCTCTACAGATGACTCACACATTCCCGTTACTTCAATAACATCTCCAGGGCGAGCACCTACCCACTTTGCCATAGCATCTTGCGAATCAATCTTACGAAATACAGATGGACTTTTTGCATTCTCGTGTTTTAGAATCTCAGGAAGCTCATTACTATCAACAATACGATGTTTGGGAACCTTATGATGTTTCCCATATTGAATCTGTAGATGGCGAATTTCAAATACATGTAAAGTTGGAACATCTTTTTGGTTAACGTATGTTCGAAGTGAATTTAGCACAGCTTCAGATGGTCGAGAAAGTCCAACAATAATTGTTCCGCTTGTATAATTATTCTCCTTCGCATAATCGATAAATGTGTTCAAATCCTTCTCAGAAATACGGGCTTTAGTGCTGAAAATAATTAGAATGCCAGCATTTGTATATATTTTTGCATCATCTAACGTTGACCCAACTGTTTCAAAATTATCAGCTTTTACGCCACGTTCTGTCAGAATTACTTTAAGAGTTGATAGTGCGCGCTCTTCCATTATTTACTCTCATACACGATATGAAAATGTAATTCGTTTTCTGTGTACTAACAGTAAATGAAAGGACTAGCATTTCTTGTTGTCATTGCTGGATTGCTTCTTGCTTGGTATCTAAGTTCAACTCGTGAACAATTTGTACCCGAGTTTTTAGAGCAGGGAAATGTGCGTCGTACAGCAGAAACTGCAACTTCATCATACGAACAGCAAACAAACCATATAATTCCAACACCTGTTCAATTAGAAGCTATACCCGGTATGGAAACTCCTTTCAGGGTTAATCAGTACAATTCGTTTCAACCCGCATAAGGATTGTTAATCCGTTATTATTTTTAAAACGTTCCTTAATCTTCCATTCAGGGTGTTCTTCGAGGAACTCTTCAATTGCAGGCCACAACCCTTTTTCAATCTCCTCTTCCGGAATTCCAGAATTTTTACTTGCTAGTGGTACATCCATACGACATCTCAATGCCTCTCCATACCATTCATCAACAGTTGTGTCGTGCATTATAATATATTTGTTTACAGATGAGTGCCAGTATGCAAGTTCACGTTTTAGTTGTCCGTATATATGCCATGTATCAATAAAAAGCAAATCAGTATTTATCAGTGGGCATTCTATATCACTTTGTTGAAGAAACGTAGCATTTACATTTAGAGCTTTACACAAATCTAAAAATGGATATACATTATTGCATTCACAATTATCAATCAATGTGAATGAATTTTTAGCATTTCCAATTAACCCGCATGCAAATGCATATGAACTTGTTACACCACGTACGCCACATTCTACAATTGTTGAACATTCCGACGCATACTCTCTAAGAGTTGGCAGATGTTCATTAATATCACTGGGAGTGTCACATTTTATTTGATATTCGCGTTCTAGCAAATTTTGCTCTTTCCCATCAAAAGATAAAATCTCCGCAATTCTGCTACGAATGTATGCTTTTTGAAACTGAGGTGTAAATATTTTTTGGGCCAAAGTAGTTGCATTAATAGCAATTTCTTTTGCTTTATCATCATTTTGAACAAGCCATTCAATCTTCTCTTCCAGATTAGAAAGGTTATAATTAATCATAATACAGTTTTCCATATCCTTTACATAACTCTTGAACCACCAATCGTTCTTTGGGTGCGTTATCAACACAGGAACGCTTCCCGATCCGAATACCCATTGGAGATTTGAAGCAATGCATGTTCCATCAATAATCAATAGATACTTATATTCTAAAAACTTATCCATCTCACATCTGTCACCAATAAATTTTTTATCAATATTTTCAGAATATGTGCCGTTGTATCCAAAAAATGCAAACTTTACGTCTGAATGTACATTACCATGTAACTTCATAACTATATTTTCGCGAACTGATGGTCTTTCATAGCCTCCAAGATTTCCCCTCCAGAATGCAATAGATTTACGAGAATCCCAGTCTGGCATACTAGGAAAAATGTGAGATAATCCAAGTTTACATGTATCATCATCTAACGGCAAAAGAAGAACATTATTATTAGAATATCCGCGAGTAGATAATGCACATATTATAGAACGACCATTTAGTGAATTATAACTGGATTCGGACGATATGACAATACGCGTTTCTGTAGTAGTTTTTAATATTTCATTGTACTCGTAACGTGAGAAGATGCCATCATCTTGTGTAAAAATTATATCCAAAGGTTTATCTGCAATCGTATTAAATACTATATCTTCAATCGTTCTTCTAGGTGCACATATACTATACTTTCCTGCCCAGTAAACATTTGCACCCTTCATTCTCCGCGTGATAGTATTTGGAACTAATGAAATCCATTGAATAGATGAAAAATCAATATTGACTCTAGTTGGCTCTGAATCATTGAATGTAACAAAACAATCTGTCTTATACATTGATAGACAATACTCAATCCCTACATTCTTAAAAATAAATGGAAGGCTTACTTCTGTGACATCATATGAATCTTTATCAATCTTTACAAAACAGTGATAGTAATTTCTATTCATAGAATACTCGCAGAAATGAACTAAAGCTAATATATAGTCATCCATTTCAGTAATAGCTGAGCCACGGAATAAAGAGAATAGAGGAGGAGTCTTGATTTGTTTTGTTATAATAAACTTATTATCAATAATTCTTCCAATTGTTAGTGGATGCCAGTTGTAAATAAATTCATTGTCCTTTACATGTAACCAATTCTTTTCACATCTTGCATTAGTAGGTGAGTCTATTGCAATTGGATTAGAACCATATTCTCCATGCACGATACTTATGGTATCCTGTTTATATTCATAATAGTTAGAAGCGGTGTAATAAACTTTATCATTAAATTTATACACTCGCATATCTTCGAGACCTTTTATAGAAGACTCAAATAACGGTGTACTATCTGGAATAATTGAATACTCTTTCGTTTCTAGGTTATAATTTAGATTTCGTGTTACAACTGGTGAACCATCTTTTGTTTTGTATTCTCCATTAACAGGTGGTAAGTAATTTACAAAACGAACATTTGCATGAGGATAGTCATACACTGACACCGCAGTTGGGCGAAAATCACTTCCAAATACTAAAGGTATATTAAGTGGTGTAGATGTAGATTTAATTGGACTTATGTAAAACTTAAGATTTGACACAATATTTGGTACGTGGTCACTATATTTAAGAAGATAATTAGTAGAATCTTTAACACCAATATTCTTATCTGAAAAAATATAGTGATCTAAAACAGTTTTCTCGTATAGAAATCCAGCATTATTCGGAAATTTTTCCACAAAAAGAACATCCTCTTTTGATAGGTTTGAGTTTAACCCAACTTGGCAATAGTGATACGCTTTATAGAATTGATTAGTCTGTCTGAAATATTCGGTTAATGAATACATGGCTTCTCCTCTACGAGGGTAAAATTCATGCGCTTTCTGCATCCAATATTCAAACATTAAAAAATTGCTCATTCGTTTATAGCAAAGTCCAATCTGGAATGCAGAAAACCACGCTTCCTCGTACCACCGTCCCATCTCAAATCGTTTTGTGTAATATTTAATTGCATTGAGGTTATCACCATCATCACGATATGATTGCGCTAAATAGAAATAGTATCGTTCATTATCTGGCTCATCTATGATTCCTCGCGATAATACAGCAATATCGCGTTTCATTTTATCACCTGTAAGATTACGTCCTCCAAGTCTTCTACTCGTCATAAAAATATCGGTTGGTAACTTGGCAATCAAATTGTTACCCTTTTTATTGCTGGGGTATTCATGCAATACACCAACATAACCCCAATTATCATTACATTTAAAAATTTGAGAACGCCAGTATTCAATTGGACCTTCTTTAATAATGATATTACAAGCATTGGGGTTTGCATCCAATATCTTTTGAATTGTTTCTAGGCCATTTTCAGGAAACTCAATTGTATCATCTGCGTCTATTATTAACGCGTAGTCCATAGCTCCATCACATAATGCAAGTGCCTCTGAACGATTGTGACCAAAGTTTTTCCATGGACGTTCATGCACTGTGCCCTGGATATTTTTGGAATCATAAAACTTCTTTATAATTTCTATTGTGTTATCGGTGGACCCGGTATCCACAATGCAATAAGTGCTAATCAATGGTAGAGTACATTGCAAGGCTTCATGAACAATATGTGCTTCATTTTTTACAATCATACATAGTCCAATCTTCATTTTGTATGTAAAAGTTTAGAGCGTTAAAATAGTCTTTTCTTTAGGATGAGCGGGAAGTGTTCCTGCGCTTCGATGTTCTAAAACAGAGTTCCATACTTCTGTTATGCTCTGTATGTTCTTTTCCAACCAGTCTTTCTCATGCTCCACAACTTTCATACGGTACTTTTCAAGTGTCCAATATACAAGGTTCCAATCATCAGATGTCTCGAGTACTTCGCGGCGCCAGGTAGAAGGGTCACGAGTATCTGTTAACTCGCGATATTTTACCTGTATCTCATCGTCAGTTACTGCATAGAATCCCTTGTACTGAGCTTTAGAATCAACCCATTCTGAGTATGACGGAGTACGAAATTGAAACTCAATATATTCACAAGTATCTAGTTGCGTACATTCCATTTGAAGTTGCATTTGATGATAGTATGCGTTAGGAACTTCACTATCATCACTAAATGTACGTGAAATTGGACACTTAAATTCTACTAATCTTCCGTGCCTCACACCTTCTGTTAGAATAATACCATCTGGCGAAGCACCAAGAAATGCCACAGTTGGATGAGGAATACATGTTGTATCAACAATTTTCATTGGAAAATCCGAGATGCTACAGTATATATCTTTTGCAATAGGTTCGAATCGTGTTCCCCAGACAAGAGCACGTGGGCCAGGACCTTCTGTGCGTACTCGAGGTGTTAGCTTTCCTAATATAATTTCATGTTTTTGTGCAGGTGTAGCATCTGACAGTGCTTTATAAATCTCTGAAGCAGTCAGCATTTCACCTCGCTTTGAATGCCATGCATCTGTTCGTTGGTCATTTTGACCATAGTTTTTGATGAGCTCTTGAACTCTATCATTGATATCCATTTATGTAAAAAGACTTTTTATCTTATTTTATTCGTTTTGTGTGAATACTCTTACTCTACACTAAGTATTATCTCATCAGGGACAAGACAACAAACCTGAGTATACGGGCCAAAGAGTTGTACCTGAAGTTTTGTTCCGAGCTTAGCTTCAATCTTCTCTAGTGAAAACTCATCCTTAGTCGGCATTTCGCAGCCATCCCAATCAATAAACTGGTCATCATACCAGTCATCTTGAAGAAATTTTGATACATTCTCAAGTCTATCAAATTTCTTTGTTCGAATATTTTGGTTTTCACTTGAATGTGCGCGATGTATGAATGTTAGAACAAACATATTGTTACTATAACATTCGTAAATACGACAACAATAATTCCGTTTTCATGCGTCTAACTTAGATTTTTATAATGCAACAAATCCAATCTCAAGAACAATGGGTTCTGTATCGTCTCGAAAAGTTTTATGCGAACAGTATCCACCTAGAAAAAGTGAAATCTATCCTAGATGGAACATCTCAACTATCACTTCGTCTGATAGATTGGTTTGTAACAAATTATGCAAAAAAGTACAATGTAGCATATCTAACCAAAACACAAAAGCATGTAATTGTGTATCTATCATATAAATCACATCTAAAAGCTTACAGTAAAAAAATGTTTGACCCGTTTTGTCGTTGGAAGCGTATTAAGTTTCAGAACTTTGAGACAACCGTTGGACAACTAAACTTTTTTGAATGGGCTATTACCGATGATGTACTGGAGTATCTTGAAAAGAATAGAGAACAAGTGCAAGCTGATATGGAATCCCGACTGCATGAAGCGAAGGAAATTACACCGCAAAAGAAGCGACATGAACTGTCGCATTCTGCTACAAAATCACTTGCGCGACATGATGTCAACGTTAAGGTTTCATTTAACTAATTTCCATTCCGAAATATCTGTGATACTATCAAACTTTGCGGCAATAATACCTCCATATTGAGTACCTCCACGAAGAGTTAAGTTATCACACTTGCATGTAACACTAACTTGCGTATCAACGGAATTAACAATATCATTACATATATTACATCGATATGCGAACTTTGTCATTTCATATAAATTATTATTTACAACTTTGGTCTCCATGCGTGGCATTTAGTTAGTTATTGTATAGTGCTTAACTAAATGTTTTCCATTTTACGAAAGGGTTTAATATACCGCAATATTTCACCGGACATAGTTGAGCACGATTTAGATATGGATGCTCATCAATGGTCCTATGATAATCGTGATGTATATAAAGGTTCCATAGATACCGAGTATATATCACATAGATTAAATGTACATTGGTTATATGATGATGATTCGAGACGAATTGGTTTAGCCGAGCATGAAAGTTCTGACTTATCTATTTTCTCGGTTCTTTGGTTTTACTCTAATCCGTTTGCAACACTTTTTCAAGATGAAGCATGGAAGTCTAGCGGAAAAACATTATGGTCAAAACTTTCAAATGAAGCATACCAGGACTGTCTTGATACGGATTTCAAGTATGTCTCTGACTTAGCCCTATCAAGTGGTGTTCTATTAATGACTCCAGAGATGATGATGGAAAAACCAGATTTATATAGTTGTGAAACTTGTGGTAAAAAATCACTGATAAAGTCGAATGTTTGTTCAACTGCATCAGTTTCTAATTTAGATTTTACTAACTTTTCTATTTTGTTTTTAGATGATGACTTTGTGCTCTACGACAAACCTATGCCGCAGCTACCCGACGCTTCCGCGCAGGAGCAACCGGTGCAGCAGGACTCGTTGCCTGGTCCTGAGGAGTGCTTGGACGCTGTGACTCCTCAACATCTGCAACATCCGGAACATCTCCAGCCGGAGTAGCACCCTCGTCATCCTCAACGCTGAAGATGTCTGCCGCTGATAGCTGTGCGCGAGCAAATACCTGAGCAGTATTTAGACGCCACGTTACACCAAAGCCACCGCCAGCAATCACATAGATGCTGCCGCTGACTACAAGGTTACCCTCAACTCCCTTCCTGAAGATAGAAGTTAGAGATTCGGGCGTTGCGTACAGAGGGTTGCGATTACCATCAACAATCTCTGTTGAGACACGACCATCGTAAACTGGCACCTTTGCCTTAAAGCTAGGAGGGTACTTACCATTTGGTACCCACTCGCCGTCAACGTTATCCTTCGAAGTTCCAATGACACGATTGAAGCCCTCTCGGATTCCTTCCTCGGAACGCTTCTTGCCAAACCACTTTACACTATTCTCTACGGCTGCTGAGATAATACGCTCCTCTAGGTCAACAAGAAAGTTATAAAACTTCTGAACATCAGTACCGTCAGGTGCACGCTCCTTTGCGTAGTTATCACAACCCGTTAGTGTACCCATCAGCGTGTAGGTAGTTGCTCCAGACTTATCATCAGTACGAACCATAACACCGCCCGGGAATCCAAGACGAGGTACTAGAATCTGCATGTTCTGACCATCATATTTTAGATTGATTGAAGGGTTGCGTCCGGGCTTTGCAGGGCCGGGTACAAAGCTTACCTTGTTGATATCGAGATTGCGGATTGAAATTGGGCGACTCATTTTACTTGATTGTGTTGTACTGTTATATCACCTTGATAAGCGTAAATCCGTTTTCAATGAAGGTTTCCAGATTTAGTAATAAATGTCGTGTGTATCTTGTAAAAATTCAAAAAGTACAGAGAGATGCACAAATAAAGCATTAAAGGGACTTATTCTATGTGGAAAACATGCAAAGGTAAGGAATCCTCGTCTTTGGAAAGATGTTAATAATTTGGATGATAAAGCCATCATTATTCAAAAGGTATGGCGCGGATATTCTATTCGAGAATGGCTACGATTAGCAGGACCAGGTGTTCTTAATAGAACAAAATGTCACAACGAAGAAGAAATTGTTACAATGGATGATAAGAAAAGTGTGAAACCATTTGACTATTTTGCATTTGAGGAAAATGGTAAAATCTATTGGTTTGATGTGAGGAGTATTTCTGAAAACTGTATGTCAAAAATTGACCCGTTAAATCCATACACACGTAAACCATTAACTATGGATACTCGTCAAAGACTTCGTAAACTATGTATAAAACGGCATCAGAAAAAACTTGAAAATATACACGATACAACAACTCAACGCAATGTAAATGATATTATTTTAACCACATGGGTTTACGTTTGTCAAGTAATCGAAGAAAATGGGTTTTTTGGAATGTCTCCGCTGTATTTCACATCGCTCAATAGAACACAATTATTTATTTTTACGTCAATCTTGCAACAAGATTTGATTGCATGGGCTGCTGAACATAAAGATAAGATATCACGAAGATATCGATACGTTTTTTGGATTAAGCGTCTTTTAAATGAACATGCGAGTGGTGTTGACACTTTACGTCTTTCTTATTTAACTGGACGAGTTCTTGTTACCATATTGAACGATTGTTCTAATCATTATTCAATTTGTTTTATGATTATGAGCTCTTTACACCGAATCTAGTTTGGGTGGGACGTTTATGATTTAAACAGGTAAGGATACATAGTAGTATACCAACGCGTTAAAAATGCCAGCCTCAAAGTCCACCGTCAATGTAAACATGCCTGCCGACAAGAAGACCGCCAAGAAGCCCGTAGAGACCGCCCCCGCCGTTGAGGTTTCTGCACCTAAGACTAAGAAGTCTGCGAAGACGGAGGTCACTGTTCCCGTGGTTTCTTCCGCTCCTGCAGTGGAGGCGCCAGCTGCGGCGCTTGAGACTCGCACGGCTCCCGAGATTCTTGCTGGTCTCCAGGAGACGCTCAAGGCCCTCAGTTCTGAGCTCACGACGCGTGTTCGCGCCGCGGTTCACGATGCTCAGGAGGCCGTAAAGGCAATCAAGCGTGATGCTCGTGATTCCAAGAAGCGCCGCAAGGTTGACCCTGCAGATATGACACCCGAGCAGCGCACGGCATGGGAGGCTCGCCGCGCGAACAATGCGTTCCTTAAGATGCGCCCCCTTACGGATGAGCTCTGCACCTTTATGGCTCTTCCTGCCAAGAGCCAGAGGTCTCAGACTGATGTGACGAAGTTTGTTTCTCAGTATGTTAAGGCCCACAACTGCTTTGACCCTAACTTTAAGCGTCGCATCATTCCCGATGCGAAGCTTGGCAAGCTCCTCCGCGTAAAGGATGGACAGGAGGTAACCTACCTCAACCTCCAGAGCTTCCTTAAGGTTCACTTCTTGAAGCCCGCCGTAACCGCGTAAACATATACTATGTAAAACTCTAAAAACTAAAAAGAATACCAAACGGCGATTCTTTTTAATTCAAATAAGATAAATGTGGTATCACTATCTTGCGATGCTAGTTGCTCTATACCTTATAGGTAGCTCCATTTATAACATTGTAATGGCAGGTAATCAATCTGGTTGGATTGTAAATGGCGTGACGACTGCCATTGGCGGTGCTATGGCCTATTATGCATATTCTGGTATTACGGCTCCTGTTCTTCCACCCCCATTTGTTGGCGGTAAACGATACAGATGGTAGTTGAAAAACGGATTCATATACTAAGATAACTATTCCAACTAACACTTTAAAAATGCCTCCTCAAAAGAACTCCGGAAATAAAGGTGCAAAGCGTGAAACGGGTGTGTCAACAAAGAATAAGCGATTTATTCAATCGTTTCTGGATGACATTCGCAATGAAGGAACTGTTACAGATGTATATGTTTCTCGAATTATGCGTAAGATGGGAAATGGACGTGTCGAGGTATTTTATGTAGATTCTGCTAAGACGCCTCATACAGTGCAAGCTGTCATTCGTGGCAGCTTTCGCGGAAAAGGTAAGCGTTCTGTCTGGATTGAAGATAACTCAATTGTTATGATTGCAGACTCGGGAATTGGTGGCTCTGCTGAGTTTGAAGTTGTAGCTGTACTATCCCCAGAGCAACTACGTGACCTGCGGAAAGAGACGGAAGTTGACCCACGAGTGGTAGCATTCGGTGTTGTTGACACTACGGTTCTTATGTCGGATAATCCACTTGAGAATAAGGATGGGTTTGATTTTGAAGAAGCAGAAGAAGAGGAGGAGGAGATTAATATTGATAATATTTAATTTGGTAATTCATAATCTGTAACAATTAACTCATGCGGAAGTTCCAAGTATAATATAGTACTAAAAAAGGGTGTTGTGCGCCCATCTAAAACCATAGCACGAATTTTTGAGTTATCTACTAAAGTTGTGAGAAGGCGATGAAATATCTTTTCCTTTTTGATTGATGAATTAATTTGAACTTTACAAACATTTCCATCCCAACCACATAGTTCTCCTTCACATGAGTCATTGCATGGCTCACGAATTTTTGAGAGGAACTGTTTGGGCTCTTTAATGTCAATAAACTGGACTGTTTCAGAGAACCATTTTTCTAAAAGTGGCGAAATATCAGAAACTTTAGGATTTACATCGCGCAGCGCATTCTTAAGTTCAATATAATCCGTTTCAATATCTTTTGTCAGCTGGAATATTAAAAACTCATATACTTCTGCAGAATACGATATTTCACGTTCCTCTCTTTTAAGTTCGACCGAATCATTACCAAATACTAGCTCTGATTCTCCTATTTCTCGTGTAGTTTCCAAAACTTCCATTGTTTCTTCAGATACGGCTTCTGTAGGTTTTACTGGAATACGAAGGCCACTTTCTAGTAATATTTCTACACGCTGTCTTTTTGCATTATATATGTCTTCTTTAAACGTGAATCCAGATGATACCTTTGCAGCAGTTTCCAAAAGTTTCTTCATAAAGTCATATTCGGGAAGTTGGGCTTCTTTGTATCCGCTTATCTTTGATTGAAGAACACTGGGTAAAGGAGTGCTTTGGAATGGAAGTATAAGTTTTGATGGAACATAAAATGCTTGTCCTCTTCCATATGGGTCTAATATAATTTCATAATCATCTGCCTCGGTAAGAGGAAGTAGTTGCTGAATAGCCGTAAGAGCATCGCTGTAAGACGGTATTTTTAGTTTACATGATTCATTACGGAGCTTTTCTAACTCTACATATGTTTCTTTTGTGAATGGTGATTCATATATATTGCAACGAAACTCAAAACCTCTTGTCTTACGTTCGACATATGCAAGAATATCTATTTCAGTATCTGTCTGAAGCACAATAATACCTCGTGAACGAGGCCTTACCATAGGAACGTAAAACATACACCCTAACGTCGCAGTATCTGTGTGAATTCTAAATATATCACATTGCAATGCTAATGCGGCATATTCCAGTTCTTCTAGAGTTGTTAACTCCTTTTTATGGAATGCTTCGTCTATTCCAGATATAAGTTTTGCCAGTTCAGACTGAACTAGTTCATCCTTATTATTTTTTGCAATGTCATTTGTGATAGATTCAAGATGAGTAGAACCGGTTTTTCTCCATGTGCTCAAGAAAGAACATTTTAAAACCGTTTCCACTGATTCGCGTGGAGAAGGTATTTTTGCTTTTAATCCTAAAAACCCAGATAGAGTTTCAGAAGGATTACCTAATCCTGTTCTAAAGAATCCCTTATTAGGGCTCATAAGCCGGCGCACTCCTCCTTCTTTGAAAAGTTCATATTTTTCATTGATGTGTAGTGATGAGAGTATGTTATCGGGTAAGAATGCAATGCGGTCTAGTTTAGCAGTCTTTTCCATACCAAGAATATAGTATTTGTCTTCCGTAGCCTTTTCTACCTTTTCATTCTTCTTTACTCTTGATTTCTTGAAACAGCATGGCATAGGACGACCGTTACGTGGAGATTTATAGTCTATAAAGCCTGGATAGATAAATCCAGTTTCTCTCTTTATCAGCGGAAAATCTCTCGGATTGTCAGTAGTTCGTGTTTGTAATTTACCTTTGCATACCGGACATCTAATTTCACCACCGTCTTTTAATAGTTGTTCTTCGCTGATAGGAATCTGATCGCGCATACACCAATAATCTGGACATACTACTGTGCCATCAGGGTCTTCTATATCCACGAGTTTCTCATTGGATGTATTGCCATTTTTAATATCGTAAGGTGTATCTTTGATACGCTTTAGGTCAGTATCGCTCAAAATAATAGGTTGATGTTTTTGCTCACATTTCTTAGGATACTGTGAAGCTGTTGGGTCAAATGTTATAGGGTCAAATTTTTGCAGACGGGATTTGAAATAATTATATGTTGTACCTTGTTTTTGTTCAGTTGAAATCCTTTGTGTTCCAGTAGTCTCCACCGTTTCTGCAATGCTTTCTTCAGGAGCTTCTTCTTGCTCTAAGAATGAAAATAGGTCAGAATATTCTTCTTCAAGTGCCGCATCCACCTCAAGCGGCTCTGTGGAAATAACTGCTGATTCAGCTGTAACCTTTTCAGCTCGCTTTGGGCATATTTCATTTAATTTATCAGATTCCGGATTAGAGAGAATGTATCTAAGTAAATTAGAGTATTGAAGCGTCTTTTCTAAATTTGAAATAGAAGATACAATCACATAATCTGGCCCTAAGCGCAGAGTAGGGTATCCGCGAAATGCCTTTTCTCCAATGCGTGAATCTTCCTCGATTCTTCTTTCTACATGCTGTATTAATTCACGAGCGGTAGTCAATGGTACAGTAAGTTCTTCTGCAACACTCTCCGCTTTTATATTTCCATCTCTCATCATCGAAAGAATCTTTACTTCAATAGCAGACAGGCCATTATTTGAATGGTCGGTTCTCATCAAGCTAAACTGTGACCTAGTTTTATCCGCAATATCAAAAATATTAGAAATGCAATTAAATCTTAATAAATCAAAATCTTCAATCTTATCATCATATTTTGCAAGATATGACATATCTTGAAGCTCCCAACGTGAGATATGTAGGTCGGTTGTTGTAATGAATGGCAATATAGCATCAAATCCAGTAATCCAATCTGCAATTTGGCGCTCTAGCTGCTCAATTGTTTCGGTATTTCCTTCTGGTCTATGCGTAGCAATAACCATATCAGATGCAGTAATTGTAATACGGTCAAAGTGATGCTTACCTTTACCCCGAAATAAGAGCAATGAAGGAATATTACGAGCTGGTTTCACAGACCACCATGAACTCCACATAGACATATCTACATATGGTTTCTTGTTCTTGGAATCTTCAGTAAAAAACTTATGACGACTTACTTGGTCCTTTGATGTAAAAAATGTAATACATGGAATATCTTTAGAAACCGTTAGTCCATAAAATATTTGTTCAAATCGTGTTCTCACGGCTGCTCCAAAATCTGTATCTACCCATGGAATGTAGAATCGAGTACGAATAATAGACACTTCTGATGGTAAAGGTACTTCTAAATTTAAGAGGTCGTTAAGTGTTTTCGATGTTTTCTGAAGTAGGCGTATTGATTCTTCTGTCATTTTGGAGGGTGTTGTGGAACGCAATAAAGGATAGTATATTGTGGAATTACTTTCAGCCTGCTCATCATACGGCCTCACAATAAATCTAATATATTCTGCTGGGTTATAGAATGTGCTAAATAATTTTGTATTTTCTGGTATTGGTAGTTTCACTGAACTAATACGTGTAACAAGTGTATTAGAAATGTTTGATACAGGTAGTATGTAGGAAGTTGGTTCTTCTACTCCTAATATACGGTATTCAATAAACTCAGCGTTAGGTTCATAAATTGGCTTTAGCTCTTCTGGCATTGTCATCCATTCTGCTTTGTCATATGCCTTAAATGATATAGATGTTATTGGTGAACGATACTGTAATTGATAATCTGTAAATATTTCTGTTTCAATTGGTTCATTATTAAATGAAAGACGCTCGAATAATCCTTCCCAGTGTCTAGGGTCTCGTGTATAATAGTCTGATGGCAACTTAAGCCCAACAAGTATAAACAATCTGTCAGGATGTATATCTATTGAGGCTCCTATTTTCTGTCGAACTACTTCTATTGAGTCATCGTCAAAGAAAGATACATTGTATTTATTCTTTGAAGAAAGGTCGATTATTTCTCCCTTTAACATCTTGTTTATTAGATTGGAGAATCGGTGATTGTCATACCGCAGTAGGCTGTGGGTGTTCGTGTATAATTAACAGAGGTGTATACGCCACAATGTACAGCATCATGTAGAATACGTTTAAAATTAGCCCAAAATTCAGGAGTATGTCCTACACTGGTGGTCATTAGGTGTGCCATCTCATGTAACAGAACAAACATCACTGTATTTTCATCTACAAATTTATAGGGTGGCGCTTTATCGCGAATACATACTACAATTTTTTCACCCTTGTTCTCTGAATATTATGTGGTGTCAGTGTTCAAATCATTTTCTGTAAAATTATTTGGATTAAACCTAGAAACCATAATCTTAACACGAGAATCTGCCATTGCAGATGGGTCTGATTTATAGTATTCTATAAGCTTATCTAAGTTTATTCGAATAGTAGAAATACGGTCAGCTGCTTCTTGCTTATCGGGTAGATTTTGTACACGATAAGTTCTTCCGTCAACTCGGCTTTTTACGTCGACCACATTTTTGGGACCGCTTCCACTTGCAATCGCAAGAGCAACACCTGCCGTCACTAAGGCTGCAGGTATCATTGTGTTAAACAGTGAAAAAGGAGACGACATTAATTAACTAGGCGTTGAACACCATAGTATACTTCTTTCCATCGACCTCAAACACCATATCCGGAATGCTAGGTGGCTGAGATTGGAGGGCATAGTCAATTAGACCATCCTGCCCATCTCCTCCAAACTCGACCTGCCAAACATTAGACGCCGTGTCATACTTTGGAAAGTATCTCTCGACATGGCACTGCATCAGCTCAGTAACCATTGAGGTGTAATCATCCGACGGATGCTCTAGGTCGAAGAAGTAGTCTGCTGCATTTCTGAACAGGCTACCATCCTCCCTGTGAATTGTTGTCCAAATTAAACCGATGTGATTGTACTTCATTTCGATTTCAACCTATAACAGATTAATAACCATCAAATCCGTTTTTAATCTAGACCGCGCTTGAACGGGTTGGCTTCAATCGTCGTGTTGATGAAGGGACCAACCTTGACCTGTGGGTTAGGCACTTCAGAGCGGACATCCCATGAGGCGTTTCTGTTTGTCTGAGAAACACCCGCGATAGCCGTATTCGTGTGGTAACCAGCATCGAGGAAGTTCTGGCCCTTTAGGTCACCCATAGACGAAGGATTTACTGCAGCCCATGATGCACCTAGGCCACCCTTTGGTAGAAGTTCGTCACTTGCTAGGTGTGTCTCAGTATACTTTGACTGGCCTGCCGCGACACGTGACTGGAGGCTCTCAGATGGTTGAGCACTGCCGCCCTGACTATGTTTGGGCTGACCTTGAGGTGCTCCATCTGAGAGAGGACCTTGAACACCTAGCGCACCAGATAGCTGCTCCATACCCTCACCCATAACACCCTTAACAGATGAGTAGTTTGAAACTAAATAGGCTACAATAACGATGCCTCCGAGTACTAGTGCTAAACGAGTCGTCTGCGAAGATTTCATCTTTATGTTTATATCCAAACGAAGACAAAAAACAATATGAAAAAATCCACGTTTGACATTTTTTCATCTCCAGAGTTTCTGGCTTATTTTGAGCAAAACATACTTCGACCGATTTTAGGGCGTGTCTTTCAATACATTTACCCCTACCTCATCGCTATTACCTTGCTCTGGGTTGTGATGTTCCTTTCCACGGTTATTATCTTGGTTATTCTGCTTAGAGCTAGGATATAGCAGTTCAATTAGTTCAGCGCGTCTTAGCTTCCAAATATTTGGCAAGGCACGTTCTTGTGCTTCCTTTCTAAGTTCAGCAATTGTCTTCTTTGCATTAATCATTTCTTCACTAAACTCGGTCATACTCAGAATCTTGATAAGTTCAACACGTGACTTGATATAATATTGTTTAATCTTTGGCACGTGATTCTTTGCAGCATGCTTGAGTTCTGTAAGTGACATCGAATGGTAGTCCATGTTTTCTGATTTATGGTTTTTATATGCCATTAAATCCGTTTTGAATAACATAATGGATACAATCATATTCGCTACTGCAACAATTGTTGCAGTGGGCGCATCTCTCTACTTATTTGCGCTAAGTCGAGTAGACTTCCTAAAGCGTAATTGGGTCGAATATCGCTGTAATCCAATTTATATGCCTATGGCAGGCTTGGTAGGACAAGACGTCTTCACAAATTTTACAAAATGTACCATGAAAGGGTTTGAAGATTATGCAGGATTTGTGATGGACCCAATAATGGCAGAATTTGACACAGTAGGTTCAACTGTTACAGAAATTGGAGATGCAATGAATGATATGCGTACTATGATGTCGGGTATGCGTGGAGGTTTCATGGGTCTTGTTGGCGGTGTATTCGGAAAAATTCAGAACTTAATGAGCAGTATTCAATATACGATTATTCGCATGAGAACTCTTCTCAGTCGTATTATGGGAATTATGATGTCATTTATGTATGTATTTTATACTGGAATGGAGACAGGGCAATCTGTAATGAATGGACCAATTATGGGCGTAGTAAAGGCATTATAAGTTTCGCATTAAAGAGTAGTGAAATGTGGTTATTCTTTGCGATGCCATTATTGGCAGTATTTCTTATGGGAGCTATTCATGCGAGTGAGTCTCTAGATAATGTGAAACGTAATTGGAATGAATATCGTTGTAATCCATTCTATATTCCATTCGCAGGAATCATACGTTCAGATGTGAGTACCGACGAAAACTTCCAATATTGCCTGAATATGTTTGGCCAGAGTATTATGAGTTCATTTGTAGATGTCATCCTATCTCTATTCAAAACTTTGACTGCGAGTCTTACCGAGATGACAGGTCCACTTATGGATATGCGTAGCATGTTTAGCAAAATGCGTAATTTTATGTTATCTTTTGCAGCTCAGGTTTTTGGAAAGATTACAAATTCTACAAGTAGTATTACTTATATTTTAATTAAAATTAGAGATATTCTTAAGAGATTTGTTGGCGAAGGCTATATTGCGGCATTTTTAGCAAATACCTTAATAGATTCAGCAGTATCATTCGTTATGCTTTGCATAACCATCATCAAAGTATTTGTTTACAGTCTCTTAGCTATATCATTTATATTAGCGTTATTTCAGCCAGAAATGTTAGTTTTAGCGATTGTATTAATGTCTATGTTGGGTCAAGCTGGCTTTTTGTGAAAAAATAACAATCATGATAATAAAGAATGGACAAGACAACTCTTGTAATTGCATTTTTAGCTGCTGCTGTTCTAGCTGGGTTATTCGTGCAATACAGCCCTAGTATCCCGATGGGCGCTGGCACTGAGCAGTTCATGCAAAAAGAAGTTGGAGCGCCTGTTAGTGGGTCCGGAATTGGCCCATATGATGGTGTAAGCATGTCTGGCGGTATTTCAGGGTGGGCTGCGACAGAGCCTCATTCTGCTGCCCCAATTGGAGGCGGCTTACCTTCACATGCCGAAGACGGTAAGCTAATGTTTTTAGTTGGCAACAAGGTCGACGCTTCATGCTGTCCCGCTGCTTTTAACACTGATACAGGATGCGTATGCTTAACAGAAGAAAATAAGGACTTCATGGCTTCTCGTGCGGGCAATCGTGTTCCTAATTAAACACATAAACATATTAAACTAATAAATGGACGTTAAAGAAGTATTTACTCAATTTTGCAAGGATGTATTTCCTGAAGAGAGCATCGAAGTAAACATAGAGCAGAATGTAGAGGAGTTTGAGGCGTTTTATCCATCAGTTGTTTTGATTGTTCAGAAAGATGCAGCATTCTTCAGCGAAGATAGAATTGTATTTGGTCGTAACTTGAGTTCTCTAGATGAGTCAAAACGCGAACTTATCTGGAAGAATATGTTACCTGCAATGTTATCTTCATTCTTTCATGGAGACATTAAGACAAAAGTAAATAAGATTTCTGGAATTATTAAAAATCTTTGGAATGCAAGTGGGCAAGAAAATGACGCAGTGACTCGAATTCTAAATGATGAAGCTTCGGAAGGAAGATTTAAGGAAGTTCTTGATTTTATCTTGAATTCTCGTCTTGTGAAAATTTTTACAAATCTCATTGAGTCACTTGACTTTGCAGATTTTGAATTAGATATTCAAGACCCCGCGCAATTACTTGAGTTAATCAAGGACCCAGAAAATCCTGCAATACAAAAAGTTATTAATAAGATTCAAAATACGATAAAAGAAAAGGTGCGACGAGGAGAATTTAACCAGAATGTAATTTCGAGAGAAATTGAAGCAATTAAGGCAAAAATCATCGGTTTATTTGGAAATGTTTTTAATGATGCTCTTGGTGGCCGTAGACAAGGCGGAGCTCCACCTGCAGTTTTAATGGGTAACTCGCCAGAAGCTCGCAGACAGCGTATGATTGCTCGTTTACAGAGAAAGGTTCAAGAGAAAAACTCAAAGTAATATAAGATGCCCGAGCAAATCTGGTTTAAGGACCCAATGATTCTTTTTCAGGCAGATACGTGGACGAAGTTTGTTCCCACAAAAGATATGACAACAGCGGAAGCGTTAAATGCTGTTCTTCGGTTCTCAATCTACTTCTCACTTATGCTATTTGTAGCTACAAGTGTGAGCGGATATATTATGGCAATTCCAATTATGATGGTTTCAACCATGCTTCTTTATAATCTATTTCCAAATGGAAAGACTATTGAATCGTTTATTGCGTCGGAGTCTAAGGCTTCATCAGAATATACTATGCCAACTAAAGCTAATCCCTTTATGAATGTTTTACTCACCGAAATTACTGATAATCCTGATAGAGCGGACGCAGCTCCTACAAACCGCAGAGATGTAAAACAGGAAGTATACAAGAGCTTCCAGGCTACTTCTGATATCTATATGGATACAACCGACTTGTTTGACCAGGCACAAGCAATGCGAACATTTCATACAATGCAGTCTGCGAAGGTTCCAAATGACTTAGATGGATTCAAGAAATGGTTAGCCAAAGATTTGGATGCACCAGATTACTCCAGTGCACCGCCTGCAAGACATGGTAAAATGTTAAGTGAAGGTTACGTTGCGGCGAAGGGTTCTATTCGCAGCCTTCCGAACTCTACTGACAAGAAGCTTGGAACGGTTCCTACGGGACCTCTTCCCGCCAAGAGACTTGCTAAGTAATGCATCTGATAACTCTTTTACAGAGCGTCCACCTTCATACTTTTTAGCATTTCCTTTTTTTACAATTCGCATATTAGGATAGCCATCAATATCTTTATCTGTGTAATTAGTTGCTTCAATCACATATATCTTCGCTTTTCCATCCATCTTTTCTGATAATTCTTTCCATGTGTCATACATTGCAATACAATGGCCGCATATTTTTGAATAAACAACTATCATTAATGGTCCTGCAGAAGTAAGCAGCTTTCTTACTTCTTTAGTGTCTTTTGCTCTCATTAGCTTACTCCCGGCTATATCAAAGTCGGGTTCTTCCATTACTAAGTAAAACGGATTCTTTTTCTACCTTGTTTCTGATTGAAAGAATGTTTGTTAAGCAAGTCTCGAATGACCAAGCAGACAATGAAGTTGAGCTACAAAGTATCTCTTCGAGGTATGGTTTCTCTCCGAAGATTCTTAGTCACAACAAGTTATGTGATACTTCTTTCATTATTATGGAAGACTTGAATGCTGAATGTTTGGCCGATGTATATGGAGAGAATCCTGAGAATATTCCGACATGGATTTGGAATGAGATACGACGTATTATAACTATTCTTTTCAATGAAGAAGGAATTGAATACGTTGATATTACACCATACAACTTTATTGAGAAAGATAATAGAATCTATATAATTGATTTTGGAGATGCTAAATACACAGATGGGCAAGTAAATTGGTTTCTCAGTGAGTTTCTTGACGGCGAAAACTCTTGGAATCCTGACTATAAATGAGCGATATGAAGAATCACTGGAGTGGATACTTAAACGCATTGGGAAAGTCGACAGCACCAACATCTACAAATACTATTCCATTTGAAACATCTAGTTCTAAAGTAGGTGTATCTGGATTTTTAGATTTAAAACCGGTAGATACCAAGTTCCAGGCAAACTATGATGCAATGTCTGGGTCATGGGAAGGAGTAGCTGCTTCTGAAAAAGCAACTTTAAAATCAAGAAGTGATAAAACAGAATTCATGACATATGATATGTCATCCAAAAGTACGAAATAGTTTCATCGCCAACAAATGTAAATCCACTTGCAGTTTGTTCTGTCACATATGCTACGAATGTAGTAGCACCATTAGGTGTTAATGCGATAGTATAATTTGAATTTGGGTATGCTAGTGGGAATGTTACAGTTCCAGTATTATTTGTCCCTCCTTTTATAGGAGGAACTAAGTTTATAACAGGTGTCCACGACATAATAGTTATTAATCACTTATTATGTGTATATCTTTACCCAAGTAGTTGCCACATTTGGCCTGTAGTTGTATCAATCGCAAAATCTCCAATACGAGCAGCAATCGTAGGAAATCCTCCTTGAAAGTCTCCACTTAAAATACGAGTACCACCTTGTGCTAGAAGGCCCCATTGATTATTCGGAGGGTCATTCTGAGTTGTAGGGTCAACGCTAGAACCATATACTGCCGTAGGAATAACACATATATATGTGTTATTATCTGATGCAATAACTACGTCATTTAAGTTGTATGAAATATTAACTGAAAATAGGCTATTCAAATATGTAGGTGTGAGTCCAGGGCCAGTGGGGCCAGTGGGACCAGCATCTGAAAATAATGTCCAATCACCAGGTGGCCCTTGCTCAGGATTGTTATTTTGATTATTTGCACTTGGGTCTACACCGGGATAATTTACAGAGCCAGAAGGGTTTGTGCAAACATATGCGTTGTTATCAATAGGAGATACGACATGAGCATTTACCGGGTAAACGCCATCACCATACCCAGAATACCATAGACCAAGATATGTAAGAGGATTAGCTGTTCCGGCAGGGCCAGTAGGGCCAGTAGGGCCAGCATCTGAAAACAACGTCCAATCAGCTGAAGGGTTTACACTCTGATTATATGCACCTGGGTCTATGCCGGGATGATTTATAGAACCAGAAGGATTTGTGCAAACATAAGCATTGTTGTCAATAGGAGATACGACATGAGCATACTGTGGATAAACGCCACTACCATCACCATACTGAGCATACCAGACACCAAGATATATAAGAGGAGTAGCTGTTCCGGCGGGACCAGATGGACCAGTTGGTCCACCTTCTGCAAAAAGAGCCCATGATGCGGCATTTCTTACCGGGTCATCCGAACCACTGCCATCTGACTGAATACATATATATGTATTGTTATCAACACTACCAATTACTACATCATTTAGATTGTATGTTGTTTCAGGAAGCCAAACACTATTTAAGTATGTTGCAATAATATTAGGTCCAGTAGGGCCAGTAGGACCTGTAAGATTAATAATTGCATTCCATCCCACCATTTAGTTATAGTTAACATGGTTACACATCATGTAAATATTATATCTTACTGAAAAATGTAGGGTCATTGATACGTAGTACTGCTTTACGTTGTCCTTGAGGACCTGGAGCTTTGGGAATGGGGCGTGTTGGTTCAACAAATCCTTGTTTATTCTCAACATAACCGACTTGAGGTCCAAGATATCCTCCACCCTGTTTGCGAGCCACATTATTAGGTTGAGGGTTTGGAGCAATGTAGAATGGTTTTCCAATCGCCTCGACCTGTTTATTAAGAGGCAACCCGGGACTGTGTGTATGGTTTGCATCTTCAATCTGTGGACCACAGCAACCGGTTACCTTACTTTCAACACCAGCGCTTAGCCTAATCGTATTGTCAACAAATGTAGGGTCACCAGGAGAATCTGTTACACCACCTGTCTTTGTCAGGCAACTACTTGCAAGTATGCGCGTATGGTCACTGCCTGATGAGTAACTAAAGGAAGGTGGGGATATTGTAGAAGTTGGGTTAACACATAGAAGGTTCTTTTTTCCGCCGGCATTTTGAGCTTGAATGTCATACCAAGCTGCAGTACTTCCTGCGAATGTGGTACGGTCACTTGATAGTGGAATTTCCCCAGCACTTGATTTAAATGATGAAACTGGAGCATGTGGATTATTACCATACATAGGTGCGTCATCGGTATTGTTACGAAGACTTCCTTTACTCGTTCCGTCAATGAAAAATCCTTGTCTAGCTGCAGCCATACGAAGCTTTCCAGTATATGCAGATGAATCAGTTGGCTTTTGAACTGAAACAACACGCTGCATAGCAGCTAGCTTTGTTCGCAAATAGTCACTTGAGGACATTTGTGTCTTGTCATGATTTTATTACAGCAGGTCTACATGAGTTAGAAAGTGGCGACGGCAACAAGGACGAACAATTTTTAAGTCATCAAGTGCTTTACCCTCTGCTGTTTTAACTGTTGTAGCTGTCAGGTATTCCATATCAGTTTTGCCGGTTTCGCGGCGATATTCCTTAACCTTTTCAAGATATGCAAGGTATTTGCCAGCAATCACATTATTGCAAGATACGCACCGAATTGGAAATATCATTTACTCTTCTTAACATTCTTTCTTTGTAGATTCGTTTTCTGCGAAAGAGATAAGAATGAGTCCTGATGAATCTTATGCATCGTTGCTTCTAGTATTTTTGCTAGTAGTCATAACTCAAAAACAGTTCTCGTCTATGTTTCTAGAGTTATTACTTAAGATAACTCGTCCAGGAGCCACCGTTGTATTATTGGGGCTCTTGGTATTTCTATATTCTAAAGGTCTTCATTATACCTTTTTAGTGATGGGAGTTATTGTAGTTTTTCTATTACGCGATATGTGGTCTCATTGGGTTCGTTCAGATGCAAGACGCTTGTACCTTGAATCGAGTAGAGATGAGGCGCGGTTTGACCATTCCTCGAGTATTGACCTTCAAATGGCAGATGGAAGTGTAAAGCACGCACCTCCATCAATTTATTATGCTGGATGGCAACCTCATCTGCTAGTATTTCCTCCATCCGCTGCGACTCAGCAAGAAATGAACGGTTAATTACCAGATTACCGAAAGTTCTTGAGTGCTCCAGTATTCCGACCGTCCATCTGGGAAACGGCGATGAATAATAAATGGTAGTTTCTTTTCATATACCTCTCGCTCTGCTACCTTCCATACAAACCTAGAATCCGATGTAAACATGCCATCTAGCGAAACAAGAGGCTTAGCTCCCTCCGCTAGTTGTTGTGCACGTGTTCCAATAAGCGCAACTTGCTCGTACTTTGAGTAATAAGGGAGACTGACACGCTCTTTTTTTAGTTCTTCTTGAACAGATTCACGACTTACAGACTGTACTTCAGGATGAAGAACTTTTGAATCAAACCGTACTTGCTCCATTGTTTAGTATTAATAATACTATATCTATATCTTTTCCGTTTTAAGTATAAATGCCCGAAGTTGCGATTATTAATCAAAGTACAGTAGTATCTGATATAGATGGTATCAATATTACAAATGCGTTAAATATAGTTTTACCACAATTTTGTTCAGATTGGAGCTTAGCTCCCACCACATGTGTATATGTAAAGAAAGGGTCAACTACAAGTGTACCCTTAAAAATATTTCTATTAGACACTGCAGATGTAAGTGGTGCGCTAGCATATCATGATGAGTTAAATGATGTTCCATATGGAAATGCATTCGCAAAAACAGTATTAGCAGATGGCGGTGTTTTACTTTATAGCGCGAACCCAAGTGTTCCTACATTCGCTCAAGCAGTATGTCATGAACTATTTGAAATGCTAATGGACCCATATTGTAATTCATGGGCTATGCTTGCGGATGGTGTAACACAGTATGCGTATGAAGTATGTGACCCAGTTGAATCAAACCCAGTAACTGTTCAAGTCCAAACCGGAACAATTACTAAAGGCGCACTTCTTACAAAAACAATTGTTCCCATATACTCAAAAGTTGGCCTTTCTGACTGGGTCTTACCAAAATGGTTTGATACCCAAGCAGTACGGGGACCCTTCAATCACAATAACACTCTTAAAGCTCCTCTTACAATTGATAAAAATGGTTATGTAATTTCTTTAACGGGGGGTACAAGTAAGACTGTATGGGGAGAAACTATTACAGAGGAACGCAAGGCAGCAATTTCTGCTAAACTTAGAGTTAAAAAACGAATTGAGTAATACGTTATTGTAGTAAATATCATCAAAAATGACATGCACTATCAATTCTCGAGGAGTTTATAAAATCAAAATTTCTCGATATGACACAGAGACATTATATACATTTGCAGACCACGATATTACAATTTCATCATCAAAGTCTAGTCAATTAGTAAATTCTACAAATAAACTACAGTATTACATTCTTGCAACCTCAAATACCGATGGAACAGAAACAATCATTGATATCACGCATACAGAAGCAGAAATTTTAGAGTTGGCTATAAAAAATGCTCTCATAAATTACTGGAAACGAGAAGAGCAAGCTAATCGCGCTGATTAAACGTTTTAAGACAGAAAATGCAGTATAAAGAATGGTAGAGTTACTAGAAGTATTCGGAGATGACCTTACAGTTGTAAATGCAGCCCGTGTATCATTCGCAAAGGAATCTCATTACCTAAGTGGTGGCGATGCGAGGCTTATTCAATATTTGGCCGACCATAACCATATAACTCCATTTTTTCATCCACAGGCACGCTTTCGTCTTAAAATGCCAATTTTCGTGGCAAGAGAATGGTTCCGTCACCAGATTGGGTTTGCTAGAAATGAAATAAGCCGCCGTTATGTAGATAGTGACCCTGAATTTTGGTTACCCACAGAACTGCGTGAACGTGATATCAATAAAAAACAAGGTTCAAAAGATACGATTATTTCTAATAACGAATACTGTATTGATATGATGCAAAAACATAATCAACAAAGTTTATCACTTTATAGATTTCTTTTGAATAACAAAGTATGCCCTGAGCAAGCACGAGCTGTTCTTCCCCAATGTATGATGACTGAGTTTATAGAGACAGGCTCACTGGCAGCATATGCTCGTCTTTATAAACTAAGAACCGACCCAAATGCTCAACGTGAAATTCAAGATTTAGCTTCTTCTGTCGGAGAGCTTCTAGCCGAACGATTCCCTATTTCCTGGAGCGCTTTAACGTCTTGCGAGGTTGAGTAATTAACACAGGCTTTCCGCGTTTCATGGAAAAATGTTTTAGAGTTCTTCCTTGAGGCCATAATATACTTTTAGTGCAGATAGCGATTGCAATACCTTCTTTATCTACACTAGAAAAAGACGCCTTACGCGATGCTGATTTACCACCACGTTTGAGTGATGCTGACCTAAAGTTTCTTGAAATTTTCTTAACACAATCAGCAAATCGCTCTGCTTGAGTTGACATTTATATTAGACCAACGAACATTTCAAACCGGCACTTAACGACTAAAAAATTGAATCCAGCAAAACGAATTGGTAAGCACCAACAAAACCGAAGACACATCCAAAATGAAATGCTCTATCTGTAAGCAAGAGGGACACAACAAGCGTTCCTGTAAGAAGATGACTACGCCAGTTTCAGCACCAAAAATTGAGGCGGAAACTGATGTAAAGGTAATCCCACCAGTAAAAGTAGAACCAGAGATGAGTAGTGAATCCGTCCATAATATGCTTATCCGCATTATCCAACAACAGGCGGAAAAGGAAGAGAAACAAGACATCTGGAAAAATAGTCCTTACAAAGACTTAGTAAAACTCCAGAGCAATAATGTTGGAAATGTAGGTGAAGGACTCATTAACAACATTTGTAAATCATCTGGTATTGATGCAGATTGTAATGGTGCTAAAACAAAGCAGATTGGTGGAGGAGAAGGTGATGGAAAAATTATGGGTATTCCTATTGAAATCAAAACTGCACATCAAGGTTCTTCTTCTCCAAGTTTCCAACACGAACTTGGAGAGGTTCCTTGGAAGGGTGGAAAATATATGATATTCGTAGATATTGCTCCAGAGTGTATATATCTAACCATCTTCAAGAACTTTGCGGAGGTAATATACAAAGGCAAGGAAAAACTGCCCTGCTTTCCAACAAAGACAGTAACTTGGAGAAAAGAAAAGGGTGCGTTCAAGTTAGATACAAGTGTGAAGATAAATGAACTGAGTGTTGAGAACGGACACGCAATAAAGATTACACAGACAACATCTAACGATACTATTACTTCATTTATCAAGAGGGTTATTGTTTAGACAAAC